TTTTTAAGTTATTCAACATTAGTTTTTCAAATGCCCAAACAGACACAAAGCCCTGTTCGTTATAAGCAACCCTACCGGAACAGTTCATAATCCTTTTTACCTATCCTTTCTTTAGCCAGTTCAAAATATTCAGGTGACAACTCACTACCGATAAATTGCCGCCCCAATTTTTGACAGGATATAGCAGTCGTTCCGCTTCCGGTGAACGGGTCAAAAACTATATCGCCTTCATCTGTACTAAACATTATTGCTCTCCCTGGCAGCATCTCCGGCATTTGGCAAGGGTGTGCTTTCCTGCAAGTACCATTTCCCAGTATTGCTTCTTTATGTTTTATACTACCGGCATAAACCAGTGGTATATCATCCCAATAATCCAGTAGTTGAAATTTTGCACCATCAGCCCTTTTTTTATTCCAACTCATTATCATTTCATTCTTAGTTCTAATTTGTGCATAGGTATTGAATTTATAGTTTTCGGTTTTGCCGTAAACCATTACAGGCTGCGTTGAGTTCCAAAATCTTCTTTTGTCATGGTTAGCAGATACATTTTTCCACTTCACTAAGTTTATAAATTTACCATGCGTTGCCATTATTGGCATCTTCCATTCTAAATGCCGGTCAATAGTCATAAGATAAAATGTGCCGGTAGGTTTAAGTATTCTAAAACATTCAGCAATCCATTCAGCACACCATTGTCTGTAATTATCTGTATCGTCTTTATATCCTTTGTACTTTATGCCAACATTGAAAGGCGGGTCGGCAAAAATCATGTCCACTGTTTCATCCTGAATATTATGCAAAGCCTCTAAGCAATCACAACCATAAAGAGTATAACCGGGCTGCTTATAACAAAGTGCTTGCTGCAATGCAGGCTTGACGTTCAAAACTTCATCTTCTGTAATTCTATTCATCTTTTATTTGTTATTTGAGCATTAGTTTTTCAAATGCCCAAACAGACACAAAGCCCTGTTCGTTGTAGGCAATGCAGCGACACCCTAAGAATGCCGCCACAGCCTGACATTTTAAAACAGATTACCAGCGTACCACTTTTGTTCGGTCTTATCAGGTTCGTTAATGTACTCTGTTAATTTGGTGGTCAATTCTGCCTTTGTGCTGATAGCAAATGTGTGGCATCCAACACGAACAATAAACCCTCTGTTTACTTCTTCAATGTTAATCTGCCTAATCTTATTTGCCTGTACAGGTGTTGGTGCAGCTACTTCATTGCTAACACATCTGTCTTGTTCAGGTCGGCAAGTATCAGCCAATCCTTGTGGTGCATTACTGCTTAACATTCCTTCGTTCATAATTTTAAATGGGTTTTATAAGTCCGCCCAGAACTTTATCGTTTGACGAGAAGCACTGCCTACAACAAGGGGTTTTGCAATATGGCGGCTTGACGTTGTTATCTTCAACTATTTAATTCTATTGGGCTTTAGTACGTTTGGCAGCAGAAGTATTTCAAATACCGCCACATCGCAAAGCCCTGTCGTTGTGTGTAATGCTACGACACAGGCAGCAAATCACTAAAGTACATCCAATGTGTAGGCTCATATCCATTATCATAAGACATTTCTGTTTTTGCACAACACCAGCCATACTCATAGAAAGAAACTTGGACAATTTCGCCATCAGTTGTTAGCACTTCTAAACTTGCATTTGGGTAATCTTTATCAATGCCTTTTGGTGGCATTTGCTCTTTTGTTGAAATCCATTTTGTCATAATATTATAGTTGTTTCTTTTTCGGATGCTTTAATAAATGCCATAATTTTTATTTATTATTGTTTAAAATTTCGTTTGCCCATTCAACACCTTCCCTGCCATCAAAAGAATTGTGAACTATTATCATGTTGCCGCTTTCATGCTTAACTTCCGGCAAGCAATGGCATACATGGCTTTCACGGTGCTCTTTTTCATCATTTACTGGCAGCACATGAAACACTTCCCAATCATGGCCGCAATTATTGCAATGCTTATCTTTCATTTGCCTGTAGTCAATTCCTATTTGACAGTAAGGGCAATAGTTTTGTATCATTTTGAACAGTTTAATAATTTAACGCTATCGGCTCCGCAGCTTCGCAAAATACAGACATAGAACATTGGTATTTGCAAAAGGCTGGCGGACGAATAAGTCCTCAACCATTTGCAAAGCCGGGCATTTGTTGTTGTTGGGCGGAAGTGCTACTATTCCAGCCCTTCGCAAATACCCGGCGTAAGGCGCAAGGCTACGACCCATCGACATACAACATAGCAGCGACAAAAAATAATATTATCACTACCATTAATCCGAGTATTGGTAAAGCTGACTCTGCCCAGCTTGTTTCTTCTTCATCTGAATCCCACCAATCTTTTAATTCTTTTTTTGTCATAAGTTTTCTTTTTATGCCCACACTTCGCCTTACAAGAGTATTTGCAAAATGTGGGCAGACGTACATAAACTAATCTTTTTGTTCTATAATCAACTTCATCAAGTATGCAAGCTGTGGTAATTCTGAGCCCACACTTCGCCAAGCCCTGTTCGTTGCCTGCTATTTTGGCGCAAGCCCTCTAATATAGCCAGCAGACAGGACACGGTATTTTGCCATTGTAATACTTTTTTTCTGAGTACATTTTGCGCCGGTTTTAGTACCTGATTCTCCAGGTTTGTGAAGTAAAATCATACAATGCGTCAAAGATTGTCACACCATTTGAACCGCCAATTTTATAGTCGTAACGAAAGTCTATAACCATCCAGTAAAACTTATTGTCCCTGGAAAGGCCGCCGCCAAAGTTTTGAACTTTAAGTGAATTATAAATACACTGCATCACCCCGGTATGTTCTTTCAACTCTTGTGATGCTATACTTAAAACAGGCTCCCCGGCGCTATTTTGAGCAATAATTACTTCAAGTTCAACCGGCATTCCGATTTTTTCTGTAATAAGGGCGCAAAGGCCGGCAAGGGGTATTTTATTTAAATCTGGTGTCATAAAAAAAAAGGTTTTTGATTGTTTGATAATACAGCAAAGTAAAAATATAATTCTGATACTACAAAATATTTCTTGCTCTTTTTATAAATTATTTTTTATTTCTTTTTAAATACGAGCACGTTTTGATGAATCTTTGTAACCTTTTTGCCTGCCTCAAACACCTTGCTGGCCCTCATACTTGCACTTCCTACAACATTTAAAAGGATGCAATCATTATAAAACCCTGCACCGGCGGCAATAAACGCCCGTTTTGTATCCCCTACAAAATCATAATAATAGCCGTCTTTACCCCTTACCTCACCAACAACGAAAACAGCATAAGCCCCTGTTTTTAATAGCGCCATAGAATGTTTAATAATTGCCAGGTATTTAATAACGAAATCATGGTAAGGCATATTCGATAAATCATCCGGAAGGTCGCTGTAAACTTCCAAATCTGCATACGGTGGACAGCTAAATATCATGTCAAACTTTTGCTCCCATCCGCTGCTTAATACCTGCTCGCTGTCACCGCAATACCATTGTGGCTGTTTGTTAATAGGCAAAATATCCAAAGCCTGTTGTCTGTTGCTTTCAACCTGTTCAGGCCGTAATTCCACCCCGGTGTACTTAAATCCCATGTAGTTTGCAATGATACCCCGTACCGAGCCGCCAGCAAACGGGTCAAGTATTGCTCCCTTTATAGGGCAATACCAATTATACATCAATTCAGTCAGTGCAGGGTCAAAAATGCTTGTGCTTTGTTCTGCCGAGATTTCTTTTTCACCTTCTTTTACCCGGTAGAAATCAAACTTTGCAGCGGCCCAGGCATAAGTAAGGTCATCGGCCCGGCCAACTTCTGATTTTATGCCTATACCCTGCCAGCGCCGCTTCCTATTTTGCCAGCTGCCGGTACGAGTGTCAAGTATGCTAAATGGAGGCCCCATAAACTTGCCACGTAACAATACATCTTTCTCAACCTTATTACCGAATAAATCTTCCTGCATCTTAATTTCTTTACTGTTTTTTAAAAATTAGTACATTCTCATGGACCTTTGTTAGCTTACCTCCGGCCTCAAATATTTTAGCAGCCCGGAGCATGGCGGTGCCAAGTGGTTGCAATAAAACTGCATCATTGTATAGCCCGGCCCCGGCGGCAATAAACGCCCGTTTTGTATCGCTTACAAAATCACGGTAAAAACCTTTTTTATCCCTCATATCACCTACAACAAAAACAGCATATCCGCCGGTCTTTAACAGTGCAACAGATTTTTGAATTATCTCGGTGTAAATAGCCATGAAATCTTTGTAGTCTTTATTGCTTATGTCGCCTGGCAAATCACTGTAAACCTCTAAATCGGCATAAGGAGGGCAACTGAAAACCATATCAAAATTTTTAACCGGTTGCGTCACCTGTTCGAGCATTTCTGCCGGAACGTATGAGTATTGAGGAGCGTCTGCCGGCAGTAGTGTCCGGCGAACACCTACAATCCATAATAAATCACCTGGTTCAATAAATTGCAGGCATTTTGCCTCATACACCGGGTCAAGTACAATATCATGGAATTTGTTTTCAACAACCTCATCATGATAATCCAAAGTACTTTCAACCAGTGTGCACATATTGCGCCAACCCATCGGTGCAAAGCTGTCGAGCGTTTTAACCGGGTCGGCCCCTACAATTACACCAACAACAGGAATGTTAATTTGTGCCTTTTGCAGCCCGGTTAACAGGCCAGCAAGGTTCATTCCGCTGCCTACCGGTATGACAATCCGTTTAATGCCGGCAGGTAAGCCATAAACCTGATTGGCGGCCTGCTCAATTGCTTCATCACACATCATTCCGAACGGTACCTCAAAGGCACCAAAAGAAACAGCATACTCTTTGGCCCTTGCAATAATCACACTATTATATCCGGCCTTGTGCTGTATTATTTCGGCACCGTGTTTTTTTGCATCCAAAAGCTCATCTGATAGTTGTCCCTCCGGGCAATGGGCAATAAACTTTAATGCTAACTTTTCGCATATTTGAGCCACAATATTTATCTGAGGGCTCTTGCGGCTGCCGGCGGTTGTAATAATGGTAAACCCCTTTTCCTTTGCAGTTGTGATAAGATAATAAGCGGCCCTGGCCTTACTACCGTTTGCGCCGCAAACATTAAACAAATCATCACGTTTAACCCAATTTTCACCGTGCTTTTCTATCGGCGTATGTTCCCCGGTACCACGGTGAGCAATTACATTACCGCAAATGAAATCTTTTAAAACTACATTGCTGTCGCCTATATGCCAATCAGGTTGGTTATCTGCCTTCAATAGCTTTAAACCTTGTTCCATGTTACTTGCTATCTGCTCCGGCCTTATATCAACCCCTGTATATCTAAAACCCAGGTAATTTGCAACAATCCCCCGAACTGAACCGCCGGCAAACGGGTCAAGTATTGTGCCGCCTTTTGGGCAATACCAGCGATACATTAATTCACACAATGCAGGGTCGAATATCGATACCTCCGGCATCCCGGCCCGGCCATACTTTTCACCGTCAAAAGAGTTGTTAATAACAACAACGCCTTCCCGGCCCAAATGACTTTCAATACCCATTGCCTTCCATAGCCGCTTCCTTGCCTGCCATGCGCCGCCCTTTGTATCTAAAACACTGAACGGAGGTTCTAGAAACTTGTCACGTAACAACACGTCCTTTTCGACAACATTGCCCCATAAATCTTCTTGCTTAACTGGTTCCATATTATTTTTTTAATTGTTTTTGTGTAGGCTTAACCGGCTGTTTATACGGGCTTAAACTCCAAGCTGCATAAAAAAGCAGGCAGATAAATATCAACTTTTTCATGGTATCATTCTTGTTTGGTATTCTGTTAATAAATCGGCAACTGCTTGCTCGTTGTGTGTGCTCCATTCATCGCTATACTGGTCAAATATTTGCTTGAGCATATTATAAAACCGTTCTTCAAAACTTGTAGCTGCAAAATCCTTTGCATACAATTTAGCATATTCAATCTCCTCATCTGTTGCAGTGCCTGCAAGTATTTTTCCAAAAACGGCTATAAAATAATTATTGGCATCGCTAAATGGTGCATGGTTATAATGGGCTGGGGAGCCTTTTTTTTGTTGCGTTTCTTGCATCTTGTTTCTTCTTTTTGATGTGATAAAATTTAGTTCCGGCCTCGGCCCTGCTTAAACAATCTCTTTGCATTAAAAACCAAATGGACATTTCGTTTTTAAAATTACCGCCCTGGCAAATTATTATGTATGCAGCGTAAAAAATAAATTTGATAAACATAAAAAAACCATAAAGCCAAACAGGCGCAAGTGCAGCGGCCCAACTGATGGTAAAAAAATGAAGTACTTTAAGTAATGATGAAACAGCAGCAAGCCATAAAACAATTTTAAGGTCTCCGCCTGGTGTTGGCCTATTGTGCATTTTAATTTAATTGAGGGTTAAAATATGTTTTGATGCTTGCAAGGTTGTCCTCGAGCAACTTTATCGCAACCTCATCTTTCGGGTTATATTGGCCAAGTATTTTACGCATGGCAACAATTTTTCTACCCCAAACAACGCAGGCCGCTGTCAATTCCATTTCCCGTTCTATAAACCAACCGCCCATTAAACGAACAAAATCTACATCGCATTCGGCCAAAACCTGCAAAGAGTTGTGAACTGCTGATGCTTGCAAAAGTGCATTATTTAGCTCATGCCATGCGGTAAATTTATCAAATTGATGTTCCATAAAATTATTTTTCATATTGTTCAAAATGCTGTTTCATATCGATGTAGCGGTCACGATAATCATCGTATAATTGCAAAAATTCCGATATTGTATTTAGAGCGTGCAGAACTGATTTGTGGCTAAAACATAAAACCCTCCCAACCTCGTGTAAACTGTATTTTTTACAAACAACAGCGTACAAAATAACCATAAATCGTGGATGGGACATGACAGGACTTCTATTTCGTTCAAAAAACTTGCCGGCTGTAAACCCAAAAAAAGTCTCCGCAATATCAAACAGAATTTTTAAGTCTGCTTCCCTTTGCAACTTTTGCGATTTTGTATATAACGGATGCTTGTCGCTTAAACTTGCATTATAAAAATCAACTTTTTGCATTTTGCTGTTTTTTTGTTTTGAGGAGCTGCTTATACCTTTTCTTTACCCATGATGAGCCGTGCAACTTTCGAACGGCCCCTACACTATAAACATATAAACGCCTATTGTTTTTCCTGAGCAGTTTCTTTATTTTGCGGAAAGACTTTTCATTTATCTTTTGCACCGGGTTAAAGTTTTTGTCCCTCAATCTAATTGCCCCGGTGCCGTTGTATGCAATCGTTCCACCTGCAAATAAAACATCGATAATCTTTTTTTGGCCATACGTGAGGCTGCTTAAATGCTCAAACTCCCTGGGTTCTTTTGCTGCCGGCCCGGTACTGCCTGCAATGTTTGTATCCTGTTCCATGTGTTATGTTTGTATTGGGTTTTTCGCCTAAAACAGTGACGTAAGCCTGCAAATAATCAATAATAAAGTCACGTTCAAGCGATAAATTTTGCTGCATTTGCTGCAACGTAGCGCCGCCACGGTAATACCCAACAAGGGCTGCCAATTTGTTGTCAAAGTTTCTTTCTTTTGCCATCTTTCTGTTCCTTGTTTACCGGTTTAACAACATTTTTTTGGTACAAATATATGGATGTTGCAAGGATGCAAACCCCCAACAATATAATGCTTTTTATATCCATTTTTTAATATTTTAGGCTTGTCCAATGTATAAGTTTGCCGGCCCACATATCAACTTTTGGCTCTTTAAAAAACCAGGCAATTAAACAATCCACATCTTTAAAACCATCATTTATTGCAAGCTGCTGCACCTCGTTATCCGATAGTCTTTTGCGGTCGATTGTAACCTTTAAGGCAGGCGGATTAATAGCAGACTTTATCAGTACCATCAAAACAAGTTGTGTGGAAATGCACTTGTTTTTTAAAAAGCAATGATATTCCGGCCCAAACCTGTTGCCGAAATAATGTTCAATTTTACGGCCTGGCACCCAACGATTGTTCCTATCTGTCCTCATTGTGTGCACCTTTATTTCTGCCAGTATGTTTTCTTCTGCACCAGGCAGAGTGTATCCCATTATCATAATTCACTATTTTTTATTGTTCAATTAAGCAGCTGATACAGTTACTTGCAAAGTCGTCTCCGTCCCATCCTATTTTATAATCAAAAGGTTTTTCCAAATCCATGCCTGCTTTTTTACAACCATCAAAAACAAACGAGTTTTTATCTGTAAGCAGGAAATCCATGTAAAAATCATTGGCCCTCATTTCTTCTGTTATTTTAAAGAAATAGGATTTTTTAACCGGCCTTTTAGGTAGCGTAATACTTTGAGATGATGCTGTACCTATTAAGGCAGGGGATGCAATTAATACGGCCAGGGTTTTTAAGAACAATGCTCTGTTCATTTTTTATTGATTTCGAGTGTTACTTCTATGCCGTTATTATGCCTCTCATTGTACTTTTCACCCCTTAAATCCAGGTTCTTTTGCTGTGCCTTTGCCCTTGCCCGTACAATAATGTCGGCCCCGGTTAACAGCTGATTTTCCTTGTAAATTTCCAGGAACTCCATGCAGCTTAAATAATGTGGGTCTTTGCCGTGAAATTTTAACTGCTGATACCAAAAGTTTGATACAAGGCGCTCATCGTTATCCCGGAGGGCCGGTATTGTACGGAGCAGCCGTTCAACTTCCAGTTTTGTTTTAAATATCTTTGCAGTTTCGGTATTCATTTACTCGGGGATGTTGTTGTTTTTGCCTACACTTTCCAGCAAGCCAATTGCGGACGCAAGATGCAAAGATTGCACCAGGGCGGTGCCTACCGGCTCATCTGCAACTTTTATATCGTAGTTGATATTTTCCTGCCACTCTTTAAGTTTTTCGATTATTTCTTTCATAATACTGTTTTTTTGATGCTTAAAAAACACGGTTATTATGGCCGTCAATTACAGATGAAACAATTTTGTAAGGGTCGCCAGCAGGTATCCTCCATTTTAAGTTAACGGCCTGTTTTGCTTCCGAAAAAGCAAACTGTATGTCCTTGCCTTTTGCAGCAAGGCAAAAAACATTATACTCATTCACGTCTGCAAGTATCTCAGCCTTAAATACATCGGCTGTTTCTCCCTGTATATCTTCACACATAACAGACATTCCGCCGGCATCTGAACGCCAGGCCCGAAGCCTTGCACTAATTTTTTCGTTCAAAATACGCTCGGTCATACCAATTGCGACCCTTACTTCTTCACCTTTTTTAAATGGGGAATTTCCTATTGTGCCCTGGATATCTTGAGCAATTACACCGGCATAAACACCGTTAAATTTTGGATGGATAAACAAATGTGATACTGACATGGTAGGTAGTTTTTTACTGTTTGATAATACAGCAAAGTAAAAATATAATTCTGATACTACAAAATATTTCTGTAAATAATTATGAATTATTTTTCATTCTATACGGTCAACTGTAAAACCGTTTTCCCTTGCCCACTCCGGATTCTTTTCAATATGCAGGTGATGACAGTTCCAACAAACTGCAAGAAAAAACTCAACAACACACAACCATATCCCCCGGCCCTTTTTATGATGTATCTCTGTTGCAACCCCGGTGCAGCCGCTTGCACCACATTGGCAAACAGGATGCTCTTCTAAAAAAACTAATCTGAGTTTTGAATACAGACGGTCTTCTTTACTGCCTTTTGCGGTTCTTTTTGCCAGGTATTTTTTAGGCTGTTTTTTCCTTGCAGCTGCTAACGCCTGCCAGGGGTATTTGTAATCTGTCATTTGGGATTAATTTATAGCCGTGGCATTTTGCGCCCTGAAGGCCCCTTGATACTGAATTTGTAGAAATACGGAGCTCCCTTGCACACTCCCTCAAACTTATAAACGGGCCAAAAACCTCACCTTCTTTTTCTACCGTTATGGAAATCCCCCGGCGAACTGCCTCCTTTTTGCGCTGCCATTTATAGTCACGTTTTACAACAACCTTTTTCTTTCGCTTCTTTTTCTTTGGCTTAACTGCCAAAGGTAGTTTTACCTTTTTTGGCTGTTTTGTTACAGGCTGAAATTGTGGCTGTGCCTTTACCCATTTTATAAAAATGACTGGTACAAACCTTTTTGTAATGCCATCAACTACAACACTAATAAGGCCGCTGTCATCCGCAATTATAGGTTCCCCGGTTAACCGGTACAGCTTTTCATCTTTTAACATACATTCAATCATGTCTCCTTTATTTTTATGCCATAAATTTTAAACATCAATTTTTTCTTTTTGCGATACTCCGGCGTCATGTAACCCTTTGAATCCTCCACAATTTCTGTTTTGCTTTTAACATCAAAATAAACAAAATCAGCAACATACTCAAAGGAAAAATTGCCTCCTGCATTTAATTGATACCGTACCTGCAACCGGAGCCGCCTAATTATACCAAGTTTTTGGTGCCAATGTAGTGCACAGAACCGACCTGCTTCCCTGCCACTCGGGAACCTATATATTATATCATCCCTCTCAATTTCTGTAGCTATTGCGCCATACTTATGTTCCTTTTTTGCCTCGGCCACAACGTCGACCAAATGTTGGTTTAACTTGCCAGCCGGCCCGTTCAAAATAGATTTTAAATCTTGCTTATTCATAATTTAAAAAGGTGACTCATCATCCGATACCCCGGTGTTGGCCATACCTGAGTTTTTGCTTGTGTATTTTGTTGGAGGAGGGTTGTTTGTAAATAGTGAAGGCGAGCCGTCACCGTCATAAAACTTTTGTATTTTCAAGTTTGCCTTCAGCTTAATAATATCAAGCGCCCCGGAACGATGCTTTGCAAATTTAATTTGAGTTTCGCCTGCAAGGTTGTTTCCGTTCTCATCTGCACTTTTGCCGTAATATTCCGGCCTGTACATAAACATTACAACGTCGGCATCTTGTTCAATTGCACCTGATTCACGGAGGTCACTTAATACAGGCGTTTTATCTTGCCTGCTTTCTACGCCCCTGCTCAACTGGCTCAAAGCCATTATTGGTATTTTCAACTCCTTTGCCAAGCCCTTTAAATCCCGGCTAATTTTTGATATTTCCTGCTCCCGGTTGTCGGCCCTGCCGTTTTGAATGCCTGCCATAAGTTGCAGATAATCGATAATTATAAAACCAACTCCTTTTTTAACCATTTTACGGGCCTTTGAGCGTAATTGATAGATATTAATTGCAGGCGTGTCGTCTATAAAAAACCGATTGCCCATTAATTTTTTTACGCCAAGCTTCATTAAATCTGCCATCCCGGCGTCGCTTAACTTACCCCTTATAATATCTGCCAAATCCATTTCAGACTCCATGCTCACTAACCTTTGTGTAAGCTGCATTTTTGACATCTCAAGGCTAAAAAACCCTATCCCAACAGCGTTAACCGGCGCAAGTACGGCAGCCTTCGCCAAATTAAGTGCAAAGGCAGTTTTACCAACAGAAGGCCTGGCCGCAAGTATTATCAAGTCCGGTTGCTGCCATCCACAAGTTAGTAAATCAATGCTTTTAAACCCGGAGGTAACACCAGTAATCTCTAAATCTGAATGCCTTAACTCCTCAACCTTTGCAACCATATCCCGAAGGCAATTATCCAGCGTTTCGTACCCCTTTTGTTCGCCAATATTTATTGCCGAAATTTGCTTTTCTGCCTCATCTAATAATTCAAAAACGTCTGTGCTGTCATTGTATGCAGCGTGAACAATACTACCTCCGACATCAATCAAACGCCTTGCCATAAATTTCTGAACTACTATACGAGCATGGGTTTCAATATTTGCATCTGAAACAACCGTATCGGTCAACCGTGAAATAAATACTGGGCCTCCTACCTTGTCAAGGTCCTCCATTTTACGTAACTCTTCGACAACTGTTAATAAATCAACCGGCATATTTCGTCCAACCAAAGCCAACATTGCCGAATAAATACGCTGATGAGCATCAACATAAAACATTTCAGGTCGCAATAAATCAACAACTATATCAAAGGCTGCAATATTTAGCATAATAGCCCCTAAAACAGCCGACTCAAGGTCCTTTGATTGCGGAGGCACCTTACCATAAACTTCAAAGTTCTGTACCGGCAACGGCTGCCGTTTGCCTTTTCTAATTAACTGATTGTCCGCCATTATTCAATATTTTTGTTTGTGTTGTTTTTAAATTATGTTCTTCCCATAGCTTACTCATGTCATCTGGCTTTATATTTCGTTTAAATGTAGCAAGCCTTTTTGCTATGTCAAAATATTGCTCTCCCTCATACCTTATGTTTTTTTGATTTTTAGTTGCTTCCGTCCAATAGGCGTAAAATTGATTGTACAGGCCGCCAGGGTGTAAATCAGGGTTTGCAGCGGCAAACTCTTTCAGCTGTGCAGCAAACTTTGCCTTCTTTCCTTGTATATCAACAGTGGCTTTAATATCCGCCTGTCGTTCTTTTTTAGGTGCCTTTTTTAACCCTTCTACCAGTTTTATAAAGTCTGCAACCGGTATGCTAATTTTTAGAGTTACCATATCGCCTTCGTGGGCAATTTCTGAAATACTTTTAATGTTCATTCTTCAGCTTTTTTTATGTTAAGTGTACACCGATTCTATATCCAAGAAACTGGGGTTACTGTAAATCTGAATAATTATTAATTAAACAAACCTTATCCCTGTTTTTTAGCTTAAAAACCCATTTTTTCTGCCGTATTGGGTTTTTCACTCACCGCCTGCAAGTTCCTGCTCATCCTTGCGTTATCTACCTGTAAAAAAGAAAGTTTCTTGTCGCCAGTTGTTAATCGGTAAAACATTGCTGGCCCTGTTTGGTAAACGTATGATTGCACGGTAAAGATTTCTTTTTTTCTGCTATACGGTTGCAGGGAGTAAGAACCTGGGAAGAAACTCGGTAGGCAAAAGGAATAAAAATACCCAGTGCAAGAATACACCGGGTAATTAATTATCAAACAATAACGTAATCGCCTACCAGAGCGAGAACCATCCGTTCCAAATTCATAATAAACGGAAAGAAGTTGTATCGGTTTACACATAATTTTGGTCAAATGATGCACGAAACTGGTAGTGTCGTAACGTTATAAAAGCAAAGTAAAATATAATTTTATTAAAAACAAAAAAACTTACAACCTAGGAAATTCCCTTACCATTAAATGGTCCGGTATTGCCTGCACCTTGTCAATCTGTTTCATAAAAAAGGCAACATTGCCGGCGCTGCACTGCTTCGTCAGGCTTTCGGCCCAGGCAATATTAAACGGCCTTTTTTTAGGCCCTGACTCGCCGCCGCAAATAACCCAATTGAAAAGGTTGCATAGATTACCATTTGTATTTTTTAAATAAAGCTCGGCAGCCTGCACAAGGTCAACAGGCCCGAGCATTGGCTCGATGCTTAAAAACTTAACTTTTGCAGGTATGTGGGTAAACAAAGCAATTCTTTCGTTGGCTGCATTCTGATTTTCTACTGTAAACCCCAACCAAACATTTGCAGGAAATTTTATACGCCAGTGTTCCGGTACCATACGCATCACATTTTCAGGGCGTTTTGTAAGCAGTAACCAATCCAAATTTGGTGTCATCTGTATAAGCCTGAAAAGATATTCCCGGATTGTATTAAGGTTTAAATGGACCCATCCATTCATGCTGTTTAAGTGTGTAGCCATATACTCCTCATTCCAGTGTGAAAATGTAGGTATCCCATCCACATCACAGTACTTTTCACCGCCGTAATTTGTTTCGCCAGAAATACCCTCGCAAGTATGCGATAGTTTTAAAGCAGCATCACTCCATTCAGAACTCCACCATAGTACCTGGTTTTTACTGTCTAATACGGTACCTTGCCAATCCTCAAATATATCGGCCAAGCTGCTACAAAAAACCTTACGCCTCTCCCCTTTAATGCCGGCAGCGGCGTTCCATGATAATGCCTGCCTCCAGTAACTATAAGAAGTCACCGAACGGGTGCCGTTTGCGCCCCATATAACCCTTTTACGCCTGTCACCCATATCTGCCTCTGCATAGCAGTTTTTACAACCTTCAGATACCTTAGTGCAGCCAATCCATGCGTTAAATGTAAAGCCTGGTAAAATACTGCCGTCCGTTGCCTCTGTACCGGTCCATTCAATCTTTGTCTGTGCCATAATATTTTGCTTTTTGTACAGGCTGTTTTAAAACCGGCCTGTAAGTTTTAATAATAGAAACCGTAATAACGTTCTTTATAAAATCACCTGCATCCCAATTAAATTCCATATTTGTGTGGATAGTAAATGGCTGACCGCAATCCATGCAAATTGCAATATCTGAAACCTCTTTTATTATACCGTGTGTACAGGCTGCCATTGTAAATTAATAAGGAGCAACAGTTTCTTTAAAATCCAGCGCTGCCTGTGAATTAGGCGGAGGTATTGTAATGCCTAAATATTCAAAGGCCCAGCGCCTAATTGCATCCATCTTTTCCTCAAACTCGGCAGTACTATATTTTGTTGTGCTTATTACCTGCACAAGATTGTCAAACTTTTCGGAATGCAATGTCTTTGTGAAAAACATTGCTTTTAATACCTCGTGAGCATCTTCCCGGTCCTGCACATCATCAAACCCGGCATCCCTTAACCCTAAATAAACCATTTCAACAACAACGCCCCAGTAATAAGCATTTTGGGATAAACTACGTTTTTTAAAGTGCTTTTTTATCTCAATATCATACTCACCGTCAGGGAGTTCGGATATACGCATCCGAACCCACTCACGAGAGCCAGTGAAGTTTATTTTGCCATTTTGTATGATAGAATGAAACTTCATTGTTTTTTATTTTGTTGCTTCTTCAATTACCGGGTTTCCCAAATTTAATTGCAGCTGTGCCTCTTCTGCAAACTTGCCGCCCATGTACTTAATTGTTTCTTCCCTTACCTCGGTAACAACCTTTAACAGTTCGTCCATGTGTTTGTACCTGGTTGTTTCATCTTCATTAAACCGGGTGAACGGGGTGTTAATAATTGCAGCCTTTTTGCTCGGCAGAATGCGATATCCGCTTATTACAATACCCTGGTCTTCATCCTCTCCGCTGATACTGAAGCTTTGTACAAAATAGTTTTCAACGCCTGTCATATAACTTACAGGGTCTTTTATTTCATTTGGCCGTACAAAGCCAAACAGCATAGCCATGTGAATTCGCATCTTATCCAAAGCATCTTTAAAATCATTGTGGACCTTGCTGCCGTGCTTTTCTTCTACCTCGGAAGTAGATTTATCGGCCTCTTCTTTTTTGTACTTAATTTCCAGGCGCTCCTGTTTTGTCAACCTGACCTTTTTAATTTGAATGTGCTCTGACATTGCTTTTTAGTTTATGGTGAAAAATAATTTACCTGCTTTTAACCTTGCCCTGGTTACGTAGTTGGTCCGATTTTTTGCTCCATCTGCCTTTTGGCAAAAAGTTGTAACCGGTAGAATCAAACTTTTTTAGTTTTTTGCCGGCCCCAAATGTTTCACCAGGAGCAAGGTAAACAGTGCCATTAATTATCTTCATATTACCAGCCAGGTTTTAGGTCATAAATGCCGTCCCATCTGTCAGCAAAAAATTCGTAGGAAGAATCAAATTTATCCGATAATATACACTCGGCAAATTTATTAATGAGATAATCGTACTCTTTGAGCCCTTTTTCAATCATCCCCTTGTCCATCTGATGAACCGAAATACCTGCACTGTCATCAACTGCAATTATGTAATAATCCTTCTCAAATGCAGCCCTCCAACTATCGTTGCCGGCAATGATTGCATCTGCTTTTAAATACATTGCAGCTTGCAAATAATACCTCATATCATTGATGATGTACTTTACTTTTTTAGGGTTTGCGTTTGGCACCTTTTTCAGGTCAAGTATAGCAGAATCTCCGCTGCCGTCTTTATAACCCTTCCATTTAAAATTGCCATATTCCCATTCAACACCTTGCTCCCTGTTTGGGCAAAGCTCAAGCACCCGGCGAGAGGCTGAGTTAAACTTTACATCATTGGCAATGTTTAACGCCTTCCTAAAATTTTCCTGTGTTACAAGTTCTTTATCCCCTGCATTTGCACGTTGTAATTCCAGCCAGGTTTTATATGCTGATGTTGCTCCTGGCTTTGCGCCGCCAATACGCTTCTTTTCTTCCTCATCATCAATTACCATATACCTGTTACCAAAATCACCTGGCTCTAGAACAAGGCAGTGCATCATGGCCCCAAAAATCATTGCCGGAGTAACTTCCAACGTCCGCATCTTATACCGGATAAAATCCCTCGGAGTTTCGGCAAAGTTTGAAAAGGATGAAAAAGATAAATGTGACTCCTGCCTTAAAACTTTTGTAATTATGTCGTTAATAACTTTGTCATCACTTACAATAAGGCATTCCGTTTTTGCTTCTTCCGGCTCACTGCCGGCGGTAAATAAATCAGCCATAATTAATCCTGTTTTTTTAGCTGCTGTTTTCTTTCATTCAGCATTATTAAAAATTGAGGGTTACTCTGATAATCCCTGTTTGTGGCCCATATATTGGTAATTGCTTCAAGGTCTGCCTCATTTATTACCTGTTGCAACTCTTCCGGAATAGGCTTTATTTCTTTTGCCAGGGGTTTATAGCTATCAGTTTTATCGATGTCCCGGTTAATATCACGGCCAAATAGTTTACCTATAGAAAGGGCTGCATTTTTAACACAATCGGCCTTTAATTTAGGGAAGCCCATGTCGAGTGCATTTTGTTTTTTGTTCTCAACATCGAGTGCCCATCTGTTTTTTTCCTTGCGGTAATTGTCCCAATCTTGTTTCTTCCAAAACTTACTTTCTTCGGCTGCCGGCTCGTTTGGGTATTTGTCAACCATTATCTGAATTGCAGCGGCCCCGGTACGGCTATATCTTACTCCGCTTACCGGGTGAATCATTACCAGGTCAATACTGCCAACAATTTCGTTTTGAACTACCTGCCAGCGAAAGTTTACTGTTTCCCAAAGGCCGAAAAAATACTCATCGAGTGTCATTTCAATATGCGAAATGTAAACGGTTTTGGCGTTACCGTCGGCAGTTTTACCGATTGCTTCCCCGGCAGGCGGCTCATTTACCTTTTTTGTAAATCCCTGCAACGCAAGGCGGAAATCGTGCAGCGATGTAAATGTTTGGAGCTTTGCTATTTCGCCGCTCATTACGGCAAGGCCGAGCTCTTGAGGTGTTTGCTGTTCCATATGTGTTTATTGTTTGATAATTAAAATCTACCCCGAAACTGTTTCAGAAGCCAGGGTAAGCCTTAAAGAGCAGGCACCGGAAACGTTAATCAGTTTTTTTAAAGAACAGTTGGTTAAATCGTTCTTTTCAATTTGTGCAAGCAAAACAGATGATACACCCGCTTTGTCTGCAAGCTGTTCCAGTGTTAATTTTTGCTGCCATCTATAATGAGCAACTTTCTCACTGAAATCTTTCATTAATTCTTTAGGATTCTGAGTTTCCATCGTTATTTTTTATGCAAATTATAATTTATTTCAGCAATTGCAAAATTTTATTTAAGATTTTACAAATTTATTTCAAGCCTCTTCTCTATCTCACACAACCATTTGTCGATAAGGTAGTTTTGAAAAGCCCTTGTTTCATCCCCCTGCCTGCTTTTTATGTGTGCATATTCCTCCATTAAGCAGGATACAGTAAATTTCAACCCCTTATCAAAGCAGGCCTGGCCGATATAAATCAAATTGCCTTGCAGGTCTGCCATTCCGGCAATTGCATAATCATCAAACTGCACCGGCTGCACCCGGATGGTTCCAAACTCAAAATCGGCTGTTACCAAAAACTCATAAGCCTTGTCGAGTAAAGCCTGCTGTTCTTGCGTTATAAGCGTTTCACGGAAAGAATGGGATAAACCCTTTGTTGGAACACCGAGCGTTTTACTACCTGCCCCAATTTCTGCCAGGGCGTAAGATATGTCAGCATTCACCAGCATAGAATCATTTGCCTCGAGTGCATCTGTGTAACTGCTCTTTCTGTGCTCGTTTACAAGGGTAAGGCCCTCAACTGCTCCCTTCCAGTTTTCCTTATTGCGCCCGATTGAATAATGGAAATACATTTGGCTTTCGGCATTTGTAAGGTTGTGCCGGTTAAACTTGTCCATGCCTTGCATTATTTTTTTAAGCAGCGGAGCATCGCCCCCGGCACCTATTGAAACACCGAGCTTCCTTTTTGCATCATAAATGTTGGATAAAATACGCTCCTCGTTTATTTCGGCAGTAAATAAATCGTAATCAAAAACAGATTTCTCTTCCCCTACATAAACGAGCACGCCCTTTCTGTAAATACGAAACTTTTCATCGTATTTATGATAAACCTTGCACTCAGGCACAGTTTCAAACAGCTTTGAAGTATCCTCCTTTATGTGTGCAATTAAATCTTTTCTGTCCGCTGTAAAATAGGCGTTCCAGTGATTAATTACATCAAACAGCTCATCAACCAGTTCAATGTAAACCCTGGTTTTTCCGTACTCCCCGGCCATGTGCTGTTCTGCATCATCGGTTATTTTTACCTGCACTCCGCCCTCATCTACTGCATTGCAGTACAATTCCCTCATGATGTACCATGCCTCCCATTTAGGCCCCATTGCAGTTGTCAGGCTTGTGGAAAAAGGTACCCCGTCCGTTTCAAATACAATATTTTCAAAATCAGTTTCACGGTGTTTTACCGTTTTGGTGTAAACCTTAATTTCGTTAACACCGCTGTAAATGGAAAACTTAATACCCCGGCGCAATAGGTTTGCAATGGCATATTTGTTGCCGCTGCCGAAAAAACCTATTTTGTCCACTGCATTGCGTTTGCTACTGGCTCCCATAAGTGTAAAGGCGAGTATATCTACTTCACCAGAATTTTCAATCATAATTGCTCTCATTTCTTTTTATTTTATTGTTTGTTTTTAAATATTAAACCAGCCAATATTTACCGTAAGAAATACGGGTTTTTAGTTCATCGAACTTACCAAGAAACATTGCATCTTCTGCACTTATGCCGATTGTTTTTAAAGCCTGCAAAGTTTCTTCAAGTGCTTTGTCGTATGTATAAGCTGCAAGGCTTTGCCTGGTATTTTTAAACGTAAAAACGCTCCCTTTTTGTGTCTCCTCAAAAATGTACCACATTATCGCATTGGCTAAATTTAAATGGAATTCAAGTTCTAACTCATCGGCAGGCATTACAAAAAAGCGGAGCTCCATATACTCGTCCCGGTTGTTTATACAATCTCCTTTTTCTGTTGTGCTGTAATCAGATAGATATTTTATTTTACTGCTCTCATTGTCATTTGGCGATAAGCACATCCAAACAATACCTGGCACTGAATTTAAAAACGCTGCAAGATTGCGCTGGAATTCAATCACATCTGTTTTTTCACAATCTATAACCCTGCTTAAATCAATATTAACATGACATCCGCCTTCCGTTTCAATAGATACCATTGATGATGGTAGCAAGTTTGCTTTTTCATACAGCCATGAATTAAGCATACCAAATAATTTTACCAAAACACCTATATCATCGAATTCGGTATTGGTAGGAAATTCACAGCCGCCGCCATCACATGACTCATGATTGAGTATCCATGAGCGCAAACTGTAATGTATAAGCTCTTTGTGGTTTGGTGATAATATGTTTGAAATACCTGCGATATAGGACTGCCACATTATTTCAATCAGCTTGAAATCGTGCATCTGTGGCATTATTAAATTTGTCGCCGGGAAGTATGTAGGTTCGATACCTACTTTTCCAAATAGTTTTTTTTGCATTTTGATTTTTTTTATTGTTTGATAATTTTTTACAGTTTGGCAGTTTCAAAGTACTGCACAAGTTCGGCCCCTATCATCTTTGATACATCGTGCCGGTTTTCTTTTATCTGCTTTTTTAGCTGGGCTATTACCTCGGCAGCCTTTTCATCACTGGCTCCGCCTGCTGCAATTACATCCTTTGCCGCCAGGCCGAGCAGGCTGTTGGTTTTACTCAACAAAACAAACTGACGGTCGAACTCATCCTTCTTAACCGTTGAGAAGTTGTTGGTTATCGCATCGTTTACCCAGGCCGCCACGGTGTGGTGCAACTGTGATATATCTATCGGCAGTTCATCGTAAACTACCTGCTCCAGTACCGGCTTACCAGCCTCTATACTGTACTGCACAAGGAACGGATACTCATACTTTGGCATCCTCGTTTCAAACTCGTAAGGTTTCATAATTATTAATTTGTGTTTGATAATGCTAATCGTTTGGCTGTTTGCATAAACATTTCTTCCTCGCCCTCTGTTGTGGCCTCCTCAATTTCTCCGTCAAATACACCGGCCTCTATTGCCAGCATTACCATAGGAGTCATTGTAGGCTCATCGTACACCGCTTCCCATGGTGTGCCGGTAAGTTCTACCGTTAAGTTTACGCTGGAATTGGTAAAGTTGAAAAACACTTGCTCGCCGTTACGGCCTGATTTCTTTGTGATAGATGTGCAGCGCATTGCCATTGTAGTAGTTTTTTATTGTTTGATAAATGATTAATTTTTAGCGGTAACCTTACAGTTTATTTTGCGCCTTGTAGCCCTGTAAGTGTTGTTTGTGCCGGTTGCAGTTACTACCTGGCCAATTACAGGCACCGGAGCATTTTTTAATAAAAGGATAGAAACTTCGGTGCTGTCCTTTTGTACTATTACTACCTGCACCCCGGTAATTGCTTTAACATACCCAGTATATTGCTTTTGTGCCTGGCAAGCCAGCATCACAAGAGAAATAAGCAGTGTTATTGATGTCTTTTTCATTTTGTTTGTCTGATAATGGATGTAAAGTAAAACTATTTATTTGACAATGCAAAATATATTTTATGTTTCTGTAAAAATAATTTCCGCATGATAAAAAATAATAACAAAAAACCCCGACAGAAGTCAGGGTTATAAAGGAATTTGGACACAGGTTAATCAAAGGCTCAATTTCGTAACCAGGCTTTCGAGGCCTTTTATGATACCTTTTATTAGTTGTGCATACGTCGGCGATTGTGCATACCCGGCGGCGGCAATAGCATCTATAAACTTATAATGGTCTGACTTTACCAGCAAAGCCTTTGCATACCGTTTATTGGCTATAAGGAAGTTCGCATGGTCTGTAAAACTCTCTTCTGGCGTTTTGTACTTGCGGAAATACGATTTGCCTTTATACTTGAAGAACTTTTTACCGTTCAGCATTACCGGCGTACAACTATCAATTGATACGAGGCCTACCTGCTGGGCTGTAAGGCCAAACCGGGAGTTATACTCAAATGTTGTTACCAGTTGCTCGTTACCGTTTACCCCGTCCGTGTCTTTAATGCCAAACATCATATTGCCAGGGCAATTTTCACCCCATCCTGACTCTACTGCACATTGGGCCAATATAGCCAAAGCAGACATCCCGGTCTTCTGTTGAGTTTGCATGGCGAATGGATAATAAGTTTTTATGAAATCAATCTTTTGCATAAACCTGTTTTAAAACAAAGGGAGCACAGCAAAAATAGCCGGCCCCCTTTATTATTTTATAAAAAATATTGTTTACTCTGCCGGTGCCTCAACTGTTGTATCTACCTCATTGTCCTTGTCATGGTCATACAACCATTTTGGCAAGTATGCAAGGTCATTCCAATCCAGTTTACCGTCCGCCGCTGCATCGGTAATAAATTGAACCAAACTGTTATAAGCTGTATTTTTTACCATGCCGTCGAATGATTGCAACACGGCAATCCCTGCTTTAACTATTTCGTTCGGGTCTGTGAGGCCTTCTGTTGCCTGTACCAACCTGAGCTTTATCATAATATCCGGCAGGGCCTCACGTACCCGGCCAACAATTGCATCATCGTACTTGCCAGGGATTAGATGCGTAATTGCATCAACAGCGCCTGGGTGTTCACTATCGAATTCTTTAATGGCGTTTGTTACCTCAACGGCAATCGCCACGGCTTGCTTTAATTTAGGCTGCAAGGAGTGCCAAAGATTGGAAAAGAAGTGCCCAATCATCTTGAAAAACTTTTTCATACATTGTGTTTTTATTGTTTAAAAAATGGTTACTTGTTTGAATCATCGATACACTTTTCTTTATTTATTCCGTACCGAGGGTCTTTTGGATTAAAGAAATTGATTGCAATAGGGATAAAACTACAAACGGCCCCGTTTACAAGAGCACGCCAATCAACCAAAGAAACATTACCTCCGTGGTTGGATATTTCAGTCAAAACAATACTTGCATAAACTTTTGCCCAACCTGCAAAAACTGTATTAAGCCAGATGTAAAAACGTTCTTTCATAAAATATTTTTTATTTTCTCATAAATGTTGTTAACCATGCAATAAGCAGCGCCCCAATGATAGTACCTGCAAAACTTGAAATAACAAGGTAAACGGCCATTTTTGCATCCCTTTTTACCTTGTCCTGTTCAAGGTCACTCACTTTTTCTTGCAATGTTAATATTTTGGCCTGCATACTATCGTTTTTATTGAATTCATCGCCTATTAATACCCCATAAATTTTTACAACCATACTGTGGGTTTTCTGCTGTTCCTGCTCCAGCTGGCTGAGGTGCTTTTCCATGTGTTGCAATTCTTCGCTTATCATAGTGAGTTACTGTTTAAAAATTTGTAGCCTTTTACTTTTCGTGCTGGAGAAGGTACTGGTACAGGTATCACCGGGATAATTTGGTCAATAGTAAACGTTTCATCAAATATACCTAAATCATCAATAAAAAACACACGGTGGAACCAGGCACCGAATCCGCCAAACGAATACGGCCCATATCTTGAGTATGAATATGGATGCTGCCGGCCATACTGTTTGTTGGTGTTTGCCCCATGTACAGTATAAACAGAATCCGTGCCGCCAAACCGTTTTACTTTAAGCGGCAAATTATTACGGTAAAAACGTATAAAACCATCATAATTAATGCTTTGTTTCATTTCAAAAACAAAGTTGGTAAATCCGTTACTAACTACCGGCCCGAGGTCATAAGAACGCTGCACTAAATGTGTATTAATTGCTACATCAACCGAGTCGAACTGTACCCAAAAAATCCATCGGCCATTTTGTATCCATAACGAGGCCGGCGGCAAGTTGTCTGTATAGGTAGGAGTAAAACCCTGTTTTACCTGCCAAAGCAGCATATTTTTCCCGTCGTTTATGTAATCCCTTACCATTATTGACATTTTGTAAAACCGGTAAGGATGCGTGGAATCTTTCGGTGCAAACTCCTCATTTCTTACAGCGCCGAATATTTTATCATCGCTGCTGTCGATAACAAATTTGAGTGACTTTGTGCCGGTATTTGCAAACTCAGATGAAACAGTTGCACATTGGCCAGGAAGGCAGGTGCCGTCCGAAACTCTTAAAGAATCGCCGGCAAGTGGGTCACCGTTTTCAAAGCTGGTGTTCAATTTTATCTGAGCAAAGCATACTGCCGGCAGCATAAAAAGAACAAAGAGTATTTTTATCATTGCTTTATGTTTGAAATATTTAATCCAAATTGTTTCAGTGTGCTTAAAATAGCCGTAACGATTGTTTTTAAACGCTCATCTGCTATGCCATTATCTGCAAGGGCCTGGGCAAATTCCTCGGCATTAAATTCAGTTCTATTTATTCTTTCGTTTGCTGTATCCAGTGAACTGAGCAAAGCATTGTGGCGGCTGTCATCTGCATTGTGCACTATTTTATCTGCCTTTACTAACGAATCTACACTTTTTGCAGTAAGTACACCGCCGGCAAAGGTATTTTGTATGGCAGCGGATAAAGAATCAATCCTCCTTTTACCTTCTACATCTGCCGGCAATTTAAGTACCGCCGTCGACCCGGTAATCGTGTACTGCGCCGGGCTTAATACCGGCATATCATTTATCACCTTACGGAGCGAGTCAATTACCGCCTTTTGTACTTTGTCAGTGCCTTCGAGTATAGTAACCCTGTTTTCTGCTGCAGTGGCCCTTTTGGCTTGTGCCATGCTGTCTGCTTTTACTTTTGCAGTTAGTTGGGCCAGTGTTGAAATTGTTTGTGAGTGGCCCGTTATAGTAAGCCCAACGAGCAGAGCTGTAAGTGTTTTTTTCATTTGAAATGTAATTTATGTTTCTTTTTTTAAGCAGGTATATTTTCAGCCTGGGTAAATATTTCATCTACCTGCTGATTGGTAAGGCTGAGCGATTGTTGTATTGCCGAAACAATAGGCGAAAGCCTGTCAATTGTGTTGCCTTTTTCGTACCCCATTCGTGCAATTGTACGGTCAGGTTCCGGAAAACTGTTTATCATATTGCTTACATCATCATTAAGGCCCATGAGCGTTAATATTGCAACGATACGCCAATTGGCCACTTCCCTTGATGCTTCCGGTACCGGTGCATCTTCCTCAACAACTGTATCTATCCGCAAACAATTTGGATTTTTACTGGCATAATCCTGTGCAGCGGCGAAATCTGTATATTCCACACGCCCGTCTGTTTTAATAACTGCATACTTTGTCATCTTGCTGTTGTGAATTTTTGTTTAAAATAATAGTAATCAACATCAACCGTTCTGGCGGTTGTGCCGTTACTTTTGATTAGGTTTACAATATTTCCAAGTGGGTTAACGGTTGGGATATTTGTTGTCTCTGTTTTAACAAGAACTCCGTCAATGTAAAAATCAACCTGGGTTGCATCTGCATTTATCACAGCCTTTAATGTATAAAATTGCCCGGCAACAACTTGCACGGATGTTGTTGTGAAAGAACGTGTTCCGCCTGCTGTTGTTGCTACCTGCCAGCGGCCTATTGCTGTTGAACCAGTGCCTATACCTGCACTGTCATAAGAAAAGAAAACACCATTTGAGCTCGATATAGATGTAGCCTCTCTACACAAACCAATATTTACAGCAAAAGTTTCGGCAGAACTTGAAAGTGTTGGTATTTTTACAGCTGCCTCAAACAAAATTTTACCAGAGCCTAAATAAAACCCACCTTGAAGGGAGTTTGTCTGAAATAAAGTGCTCCTACCGGTTGCATTTGTAGAAGTGCCGAGGGTTAAAATACCTGGCCTTGCAGCTGTGCCGCTTCCAGCTACCGGGAATGTATTACCACCGGCAGTAAAAAACCCGTCACTAAATACAATTGAGTAAAAATCATTCAAATACTCATACCCAAACTTCTTTTTATAAGAAAGTGCATCGCTTTCCCAACCCCAATCAGAGTTGTAATAATAGTTAGCGTGCTCGTCCGTATCATAAACCTCAAGGCCGTCAACAACAGATGAAATCGCATTTCTTTGAGCTGTTGTCACCCTGGGCTTTAAAAACCCCTTTGATGTACTTGTTAAATCAAGTATTGCAGATGATGCAGGGCTACCGGTACCTACTGCAAGGCCGGTCGAAATTAGTAGCGTTGAAGCGTTTGTGGTACCTGTTAAAGTTGCATTGTTTACAGGAGCATATGTACGTGAAACATACCCCTGTGTGGCTAAATTTGTGGCCCCGGTAGTTGTATCTGGTTTTAATAAAAACCCCTTACCCTGTATAATTTTTGTTAATGGGCCTGATACGTTTATATTGCTCACACTTTTTGAGTGAGAAGTATCAACTTCAGTTGCATTCCATACACCGCTTGTCAATATACCAACAGAAGTTAAATTAGAATTTATTATTCCTGAGTTTAAGGTTGTGCCGGTTAAATTTCCAGCATCAATACCGGTTAAAGAACCGCCGTCACCTATAAAAGAAGCGGCAGTCATAGTCGAAAGAGGTGCAAAAAAAGTATCAGTATTTACAAGTATATTCCCATTATCCCCGTCAATCTTTATAAAATCCGTAGATAAATCAGTGCTCCCTATTGTTGTGGTATGGCCCGAATTATTAAAAGAAATACCTGCCTTCCCGTCTCCGTCTTTAAAGGTTAAATCAGGGCCAGTGATAATCCGAGTTCCTGTTATTGTAAAATCGTTATTGTATAAACTAGGCGGCATGGCTTGCAAATACCCGTCACCTTGAATGTATTCATTTGAAGCGCCAAGCCAGTTAAGTGTTAAAGTGCCGGAGGTTGTAACCGGGCCACCTGAAAATGTTGCAGCATTACCTTCCGCCGCTGCATCGATACTCGCAACACCTCCGCCGCCGCCCCCTGTTTCTGGTTTAAGTACTAAATCCCCGTTTCCTGAAGTATCTTTAAGCACATACCCCAATGTGGTGCCGCCCCTTGATAACCCGATTGCCTTTAAAAACCTTATACTATCTGCAATCCCTAATTGGTAAGAAGTTGCCGTGGCTGTGGCCCCGAGTGCAATTGAATGCCTGGTATTTTTGCCTATGTTCAACCCGGCAGCGTAACCAAGCGCCGTATTATATGGCCCTTTTAAACTATCGGAAGTATAAAAGGCATAATTGCCCAAAGCTGTATTAAAAGATGAAGTAAAAATATTGTTTAAACTATATGAGCCAACAGAAGTATTGCCAGAATTGGCAAAAGTAGAGTTTAAGCTATTAAAACCAACAGCAGTATTATCACCTCCTGTTGTGTTATTATACAAAGATGATTCCCCAACTGATACATTCTGATTGCCGGTTGTTGTATTTCTTGCAGCCTCCAACCCAATAGCCAAGTTGCTGGATACTGTATTATTTCGCAAAGCATTATTCCCGATTGCAATATTAGTCGCCCCTGTTACATTAAATTTTAATGCTTCTGCACCTATACCGATATTATTACTGCCGGTTGTATTTGTACTCATAGAAAAAGTACCTATTGCAATATTATATTGCCCGGTAGTAATTTGTACGCCTGCTGTAAGGCCAAAACCAACATTACCCTGGCCTGATGTATTTCCATTTAATGCACCGTTACCAAATGCCGTATTGTTAACCCCAGTGGTATTTGAAACCAAACTACCAACACCAAAACTCGTATTGGTATTTATTAAATCAATATACCCGGCCTGCTGATTATTTACTTTAAATTTCAACCCCTTGTTATCTATTGTCCCAATAAAATTTGCGAACGGGTCCGTGCCTGTATTACCGTTTTGGTCCCAGCCGCCGCCGCTAATACCTTCAACTTTTGTACTGTCCCCGTTATTAAAATAATATAATTCTCCTGCATATATATGGAGGCTATCTACTTTTTTAAATGCTGTTCTGAGCGTATCTTTTGCAGGCTGTGAGAAGGTTAAAAACATTGTGTCCCCAGTTACTCCATATGGCTGTAATTCAATATAATCATTATCGGCTATAATATACGATGTGGCAACGGTTCCTCCGCCGATGCCGGTACCAATATTGTTCCATTGAATACCATCCCAAAATACAGGTACCCCGTTTTTATAGGCAAGGCCGCCGCTGTCCGCCCAGGCAAGTTTTGTTGGAGGGTTTCTCGGCAACAATACAACGCCTCCGTCCTGTGCCCCAACTATTTTGTACATATATCCGTTTGCAAAGATAAAGTTGGGTTTTTTAGTTGAATCGTAGGTAGGAAATTGAGCGAATGCAATAACAGTTGCAAACAACATTGCAGTAATAAATAACAGCTTTTTCATTTTGTTTTTTTGTTTAAATTCTACGTAAATATATTACACCAAAATTATCGACCCTATTTTGTAGGCCAACATTATTATCTGTGCTTTTTGTATCACCAGGAGCCAAAGGAATCATCACATTCCTATCGTTTGCATTATCACTCAGGCCGGCAGTAGAACCGAGTTTTATTGTGTGATTATGTGGGCCAACCATTTCAGGCTGAAATCCGCCTGGGTAATCATATGCACGCTCCGAATCGTTGCCATAACTTGTAAAATCAAATAACCCTTTTTCAGAAAGTTCTTGGGTATTTGGCATCATAAAAACATTCAAAACAGAGTGCAAAATAAATTGCCCAACCCTATCACTATGTCCCCCAATGCCGTGATTATACCCTGTGTTAATCACATTATCATCTATTATTTTATGGGTTGCCGGCATTACATTCCGCAGCCACCAGTATAGGCGAGGGTAATCATCCCCGTTTAAAAGACGGCCATCTTCCGGTATGCAGTTGTTGGCAAAATAGGTACCTGAAAACCTTTCCCCTACCGAATCACCGTCGTAATTACCAACAACCTCCCAATATGTGCCACCGTTTTGCAGCTGCAACGTCTTACCCTTTGATACCCAAAACTCTGCAAATTGCCCCAAAGCAACCAAGAACCCATTATAAAGAATCCTATCGGTGCCCTGGGTTAATATTTTCGGCTGTACTGCAACGCCTCCAACTGTATTGTCAAAATAAAACATTCCTCCGCCAGGCACTGCTGAAAGCAGCGGCAAAATAACAGTTTGGCTCGATGCTGTGCCCAATAATCTGAATCTTTTAAATACATCAGAACCAACTACCGAGTAATTTTGTGCAGTGATATCAATTGTACCTGCAAACCCGTTCGGCCCGTTTGAACCTGATACCCGGTTTAATATGGTGGCCCTGAATTTTTCAAGTGGGCTCAATTGCTCACCCAAAAGGAATTCAATATCACAAGTATTATTATCAAACAGGATTTCATCTGTAATTTTTAAAAACCGTTTGCCCTCTTTAAAGTAAGAGAATATTTCTTTACCAAAAAGGTATGGGTCATTTATAATTGTGCCGGTGCCGTTTACCGTTGCATTACCGAGGCTCGATGTTGGCATATTGCCTATTTCATACCAACGCTCCTCAAATTGCAGTGCAGTATCTCGGCCATTTACAATTAATGTTGGCTGCAATAAAATCCCATTGTCCGTATTTGTCGGAGCATCATAGAATTTTAGCACATAATCAATTTCCTGTGGTAGCGTAAGGTAAAAAAAGGTGATAGCAGGTACATCATACCATTGTTCGAAAACTATATTCCCCTCATCCCCTACCGGTGCAGCGGTTACTCGTAGCCAATCAGTATAATTGACCGTCCCAAGCGATACTTTTGTAATTATTGACATATTATTCGATATTTGTTACTGGAATCGTATTTGTACCCGTTTGAACACCCCAAATCCTAGGGCTGGTCATTCCTGTTACTATTAGGCGCTTGTTAGGGTCTTGTATTGTTTGGAACACCCTGCTATTCCTGTTCAAGCCATCCTCCAAAATCATTTTTAAACCCCTTTTCCTTGAACGTTTTGCGTCCGGTGTTTCAATTTTACTGCCTTCTGCAAGGCCAAACAATTTATTGTCAATTGTAACAATGTCACAACTAAATATCTCGTCAATTAGGTTTATCATATCATCAGGTAAACCCCATTCATCGCCGAAAGAAAATGGATATTGTTTTGCGCTCTTGCTGTTTATTAAAGTACTGCCATAAGATTGATTTCTGTACATTTCATCTTTCCTTACCTTGTTTAAAGGCCCCATACAGCCAGGCACCCTTAATTGGAACTCCATACCGTTTGCAAATACAACATCTTTGTGAACCTGCCGGCTGCTTTTATACTTTATCAAAAAGGTGTTTTCAAGTGCCGTATCACTGATAAATAAATGCCAGGTAAAATAGATTTTTTGGTAAATGCCGAAGCCTGCAAGCAATTCGGCAGTATAGCAACCACCCGCCAGGCCGGCCAAACTCATATGGAACTCATATACAAAAAGGCCTGGGTAATTTAAATGGGGAACTGTTGCACTTGCCGAGCGCTGCAAAACAACATCGCCATATTCATTTTTAATACTTAAAATCAACGGGGAGAAAGTACTTGCAAGCTGCAATGAAATAATATCTGTTGTCTGCCACGGCTGGCAATACACCTCCCGGTCTTGCCACCAGTAACCTCTTTCGCTAAACTCAAAATCCTCCATGAATTTTGTGTTAAAATTCGGCAGCATCCTTTTATTAAGCTCCCAAAATATAAGAGGATTAAGTTCAGGAACATACAGAAAGTTATTTGTTGCAATTACCTGCAAAACAAATGAAATGTACTCAAATGGGGTGCCATCGTTATAAAACAGCTGCACCCGGTACTCATTGTTCCCCTTCGGCACAACTATTGTCCCTGGGTTGCTCATATAAAACGGCGGCGAAGAAATCCAGGTGCCGGCACCAATTACCCGGTACTGCAATTGATATACATTTGCCGCTGCCGGAATTAAAGCATTGACAAAGGTTATGGTAATCAAAACCTCTGTGCTGGTAAACGATGTTTCTTCAATATCGAATCCATAACTACTGCCTAAATATGTGCTCATCCTTCGTAATTTGCAATTTTATCAATATCATTTGTGCTAAAACTTATCAACTCATATGGCTGCAACTGCTTTGCAACGCTGCCACTGCTTATTTTTTGCGGAATCCATAAATATGCCTGGCCTTCCAGGTAAAACCTAAACACCTGCAAAGGGTTAATATTCAGATTGTCCATTATATTTTCCGGGGCAGGTACCTCCAAATTGACATTGTATGGTATCATATAAGGTGTGGCAAGGCCGCCCATATTCATTGGCCTGTTATCTAAAACACCGTTAACCTCAACGGCCCCGTTTTTATCTGCCGTTATAAAATTGAATGTTTTTTGGTCACACTGGTAAAAGCTACTCCGGATAAAATTACCGTTTGCTTCAAACATTAATTGTGGCCTCAAAAATAGGTTCCAAACAGATGATGGGTCTATTAATCCGCCGGTTACTGATGGATTTATACTCCTATCGAGCCGGTAGTGGGCCGGGATAAAACCGGCTGCCGGCTGCTGTACCGTTTCGAGGGCGTTTACATAAGGATTATTATCGTTTTTGCTGTCCGTTGTGTCCTTTGCGTAAAATTTAATCCTCATATTCTCTTGCTCCATACAACTTGCCCTTATAGGGCTGACTCTGCTTATTTTCTTTGGGTTCATAATAACACCCAAAGAACGTAGGCATTTACAGCAAAACTCCTGGGTACCGTTTAAGATACCAACCTCGTTGGAGATTTTAGGGTACCCGTATTCGTACTCGTTAAAGGCTGTTTTTGAGTTGCAATAAAAAACAGGTGTTAAGGCCGGGCTCGGCAGGTCAATAATATTGTTTACATTAATAAGGTCGACCTTCTTTTCAAGCCTTATTATCCCATTTGCCTCACTTAACCCTGCATTAAACCGATAGTCCAAAAACTTAAAGAAGTCAAGGAATGAAATAACAAGTTTTATCGCTAGGTTCCCGTTTGCATCCTTTTTCTGCCTTACTGCATCACCTGAAGTGAATGCAATGTTCCCTACACTTGCAAACAGCTGAGAAATTGCTGCACTGTACCGGCCCTCAGTGACTTTATTTATTAATTGTTCATAAACATACTGTGCAGGCAGGTGATATATGTAAGTTGGAGCAAACCTTGTGTCATACAGCAATTTAATTGAATCTGCATCCTTGTTATCATATGTCCAGAATGTAACACCGTCAGCCGTGTCCCCGGTAATAATAACACCTCCGGAAGTTACGAAATGGCATAAAAATAAGCGGCGGCCAGGCGGCACAACAAATGTCACACTCCCATCGAGTTGATGGTGCTGATGAAAGTTCATATTACCGCCATAAGCAACTACCGTCTCCGCTGCAACTGCAACGCCTGCCGTATTAAACTCCCTTACTAAAATAAGGCCGCCAGCAACCGGGTTTGGGGTGATACCTGTTGCCAGGGAAACAGTAAACCCAAGCGAATATTTTAGCGTAACAGTTGTCGGTTGGCTTAAATGCTCGGTGGTAAGGAAAAACTGGTCACTGCCAAATAATCCTGCATTATTCAAAAAGGCTGTTCGCTCGGTGCCTATTGCATTTAATTCCTGGTTTGCCTCTTGATTAATCAGCTCCATATTTAGTGTATGCTGCCGGTTGTCAAAAGGTAATGTTCCGTTCGATACAAAGTAATTAACCGAGTTTTGCAGTTTTACCCCATCCATTTTTACCAACATTGCAGCCGGTACAATCATATCAAGTTCAAAAGGCGTCGCCTCCTGTGCTTTTAGGTACTTAACAATACCATCCTCGGAAAGGCCACACGTAACGACCGGCCCATTGTGCTTGAATGTATTAAAATCAACCTGTGCCCGGTAAAGCGGCAAATACTCAAAGGAATAACCCAAGCCAGATTGTTTAAACTTTTTTTGGCCTATTGTAAGAAAGCAGTCGGCCTCATGTCCGAACTTTGCAAATATCTTTTTTAATATCCTTGCGCCGTCTCCTACAAAGACAAGTGATGCTGAAATGCTCCTATCAAGCCCAAAATATTTATCATTTCTTATACACTCAACAGCAAGCTCTTCCCATCTGGTAGGTGCCTTTTCTAAGTGATATTCATTTGCTGTAAGGGTAAGCAGGCCATTTGCATCAAGCTGATAAAAAAGGTAATTGCTATCCTGTACCCAAAAGAAATAATCGTGTAATCCGAGCATAATTAAAAGTTTGTCATATCGTTTATGTGTTCAACCTGCCGTGAGGCCCACGCCAAAAGTGTTTTAACGCCTTTTTCGCTGCCTTCTATAATTTGCACCGGTTTGTCTGCTATGCTTTTTAATAGCATATTGGTTTCGGCCTGTGCCTCGAGCAATCTTTGTGTATTATCCTCAATTGCTGTGCCGCCGGCGTCCGGTTCCCTAAATGCACTGCCATAAATTGATTTTAAATATCCCATTGCGTCAGGTATTACCTCATCATCATCACCAATAAACGATAAACGAGGTTTGTTGCTGCCTATTTCTATTGAACCATCTGCTCTTTTAATTGCTTCCGGAGCATTGCCGGTACCGGTAGCACCATCATCAACCCAGGCCATGTGCCCTGCCTTTTCACCCTTCTTTTTACCTTTAAAATACCTGGGTATCGGTGTGGCTGCAACTATTGCAAGCTGTGCAATCCCTATTGCAGCGCCGAAGTAATTAAATTCAGCAAACGCCTTCGCAATTTCGAGACCTATTGTAAACATAGTCCGAGCCTTTTCAAATTTAGCCTTTTGCATTTCAGCCTCACGCTCCCGGCGTGCAAATGCATCCTTTTGAGCTTGCAGCCTGGCGTTTATTATAGCTATTTTACTCGCCTTTTCTTCCTCTGTTGCAGATGTAATCGCCGCAATCTCGATATCCCTTGCAGCCTTTTTTTCGGCGGCATCTTGCTCATCCCTTATTTGATTGCGTGTCCTTACATAATCAATATTTTGGGCCATACCAAGTAAGTCAACAACCTGCAACGTCTGGTCTTTAAATTTTGCAAGGCCGGCCATCTTTCTTTCCTGTTCAGACAAATAATTATCGGTATCAATACCGTATAATTCAGCCATTTTTTTATTAAGCTCATTTTGAGCATCAACTTTTGCCGCCGGGGTTGCATCTGAAGCGTTTAAAATGTCCTGCTGGTGCTGTATTTCAAGCTCCAACTCCTTGCGTTTTGCCTCATAATCCAACTTTCTGTTTGCCTCGGCCCTCTCTACCTTATTTGAAATAAACTTTGCATTGATAAACTTTTGCAGGGCTGTCATCCTACTTTGTGCAGCCTCGAAAGCCTTATATTCCTGCACACCGGATGAAACAACAATAGCGCTCCGTATTTGAGCGCCTTCTAAAACCAGGTCATTTAGTTCCCTTTGCTTCTTTTTTTCAAGTGCTTTTAACTCTTCATCCGTGTGCACCTTTGTAAGCAATTCAAGGCCGTAATCTGCAACGATTAACCGCCTTTTATTCTCCATATAATCTACCAGAGATGCACCTCTTTCAGCAAAGGTGAAATAATCTGAATCAATTATTTTTTTATTAAAATCAATGCTTTGTGATAAAGATTCGTTAAGGTAATCATTTTCAGCCTTCATCCGCCTGTCCCTGTACTCCTTTTGCACATTAAAAATAGATACCTGCAAGTCCAGATTTATTCTTGATATCTCTGCATTTGCTTTTTTCTGTGCTACCAGGGCCTCTGATGTAAAGGTGCCGTTTGCATTTTTATTTTTAGGGTCTTCGGTTACAGTACGTAAATCAGCTTCAATTATTTTTTTCCTTGCCTTTGCGTCTGCCTTTAATGCTGCTATCCTTTTGTCGGCAAAATTGCGTTCATCATCAAGTACTCTTTGGCTGGCCTCAACCCTTGTATTTTGTAGAATCTTTTCATACTCAACAGATTTTAACAGCCTTTGCTCACGGTTATATGTTTCGATTTCAGCCTGCTTTTTTTCAAGCTCCTCAGACGTTTTATAAAAATCATTTATTACCTGTTTTTGTGTAGACACCCGTTCTTTATAAAAGTCCAATGAAACTTTTGCACGGTCAACCTCCTTTTGAAGTTTATCCTGCTCTTCTTTATCCTTTGTGTCTGCCAGTTTGCTTACAAGTTCATAATAGTTTTGCTGAACAGTGTATAATTTTTGTTGGTAAGCACTTAAAGCCTCCTCGCCCCTCATTGCAAACCCATTTGCACCCTTTAAATCAGGTGCCGGTTTATTAAAGTCAGCAAGGGCGTTGGCAGCTTTAACCCTGGCCAACTCTTTTTCTATAACCAATTGGTCTCCCCTTGATTTATTAAGTGCCTGGGCAATAGCCAACTCCTTTTCCAGCTTATCTGTACCAGTTACAGCAATTTTAAATAAATCCCTGAGTTCTTTTGTTGTCCTTATGAGTTCCAACTGTGCACTTAAAAACCGTTTAACCGATTCAGCGGCCTCATCGTTCTTTTTAGGTGCCCCGGCAAGAACCTTGAGATAATCAATAAATTTTGCGCCAAATAGCGTGAGTAAGGTAATGCCAATTGATAAAAAAACATTTAACGATAATGCTGAGCCCATTATACGCTTAAACAGAGATGGGGCGGCTTCCCCTTGTGCATTTAATTCAGCAATTTCTTCCCTGGCCTTGCCTATTTCATCAAATACCATCGGCAAGTTGTTTGATATGGCAGACAAAAATGTCTGCATATTAATTGCAAGCGCCGGCAGTTCCCTTGCAATCTGGGTGAAGGACATACCGAGGCCGTCAAAGGCCGATTTATAATTACCTACGTTCCGCTGGTGGTTCCGCAAATTGCCGTCAACCTTATCCAAAACGTCCCTCATAGCCAGGGCCTTTTGCAGCGCCGCCTGGGTTTCGGTAGCGTCAAACCCTTTTGTAAGGGCTAATTGTTTGTATTCAAGCTCAGCAGCTTTAAGAGCTTGCCCTAGCTTGTAATATTCCTGGCTGAGTTGCTGTGCTATTTTTTGCTCGGCGGCTGCCTGTGAACCGGTACGCTGTTTTTGCTTCTCCAGCGCCTCTTCATACTTAATCTGCTCTATTTTAGTACGGATATTTTGCTGTGCAGCCTTATCCTCGAGGGATATTTGTTTGATGACCTCGTTTTCAGCAGCGGTGAGCGCCTGCTTTTCTTTTATTTGCCTCGCATTTAAATCGGATTGCTTTTTTTGCAGCTCGAGCAGCTTTGCCTCTTGCCCGGCTAAAAAAGTGACCTTTTTTGTGTAGTTGTCGGTGGCCGTTGCAAATTCCTTCATGGATTTAATTTGCGATTCCAGCCCTGAATTACCTGAGGAAGTAAATTTGATGTTCTTTAATACCGAAGCAGTTTGGGTGCCAGCGGTTTCAATCTGGTTTAATAAATCCAGCATGAATTGAGTGTCCTTTGTTAGTGCACTCCTATCGCCGAACCGGTCGAGTAAATCGAATTCCATAATTATTGGTTATTTATTTGTTCAAGATAGTCCTCATAACACTTTAAAGCAACAACGTAATCCTCAACCGTAGTTTGGTCATTTACCGCCTCCCGTTTTGCATAGTTGTTTATCCTGAAAAAAATAGTGGCAAAGTGCTTTCTGTCAATTTGCTTCTTATTTTTATCGATATTTGTTTTGGCCTGCATCTCTGCCTCCCTTACCCGTATATCAAAGCCCATAGCAATTAATTCAGCCTGAATTTCGGCAATTGTGCCCCGGTATGCAAGTTCATCCTCCATATTAAACTGCACCGGGAAAACCTGCTCCAAACACCTGCAAATTTCTTTACTCTTTAACACTTTTGCAATTTTGAGCCATGCAGTAGTTATATCCAAAAAACGTTTATCCAAATGCAGTTTAACCGGCGCAAGTAATTGCTCCTTCAGCCGTTTATCTTCCGTTAAATCACAAAATTCTAGAAATAGCGTCTGCCACGCCTCAAGTAATTGGGTTGGGGTTGGTGCCCCGGATACCCGTAAAACGCTCAGGTTGTTATCACAAATGCAGGCTTTAAACTTGCCCATAGTTACCGTGCTGCAATTGCGGAGCAATATAAGCGGTGCCGCCTGGGATTTTATCCGTGATGATTTGAACCTCAAAATCTTGCCCGGCCACAATGACTGCAACCTTTTTCCCTTCTTTTCCTGCAATACTTTCGGCATCTTGTATGGCTTTTTGAAATCTTTGATTTATTGTGCCCTGTTCAGCATCACAACCAACGCATCCTGTCATAAAAGTAGGTTTTTAAATGTCAAAGTTTAATAAAACCCCGAATTTTACTTAAAAAAACAGGCATAGCAAAGTTTGTGATATATTCCCGTTTGCTTTCATCTGTGGGCCTGAAAGCCTTACCGTCCATTCTATCTTCAATATCTGCCTCCTTGTCGGTAGTTGTTCCAAATTCAACCCGGTCACTTTTGGCAATCATAAACATTTTTCTATAACTCTCCCCGGTATCATAGTTGGTTAGCCACCTTGTTTCAGATGCGAGGCCAGAGCGGTTCTTTTTTATTGCAATAGTTGTTGGAGTATATGTAAAGTTAGCCCTCGAGCCGTCGCTTTTTATACCCTGTGCTAACTGTGCAGCAACCAAATCCATTTGCTTTTCAGATGTTTCGTTTAAAGCTTCCCTGGCAAACACAATTTCCAGCCCTTGTAAGGCTAAAAACCTCTTTTTTATCATCCCGAAACTTGCCATATTGCTAAAATAGGAAGCAGTTTTTTACGCTGCTTCCCTTATTTACCGAAACCATAAAAACTGCCAAACTAGCTTTTTACATACACATACGGAACTCCTTCAATACCTTTTACAAGGGCTGCATCTAATACATCCGGAGTAGTAAACCCGAGCAAATAAGTACCGGCAACAGTGATGTTGGTATCAACCTCAAAATATCCGCCTGCATCGTTTGTATCAACGGCAGAAACTACCATTGCGGTGCCATCAGATTTTTTAAGTGTCCATAATGCCTTATTTGTGCCGAGTGGGCTGGCCCCATATCCGTCTGAATCGCCTTCTCCTGCATAGAAATCAAGCGTTACAGTGGCCAAAGGTGAAGGTATTTTACCAGATACTTTCAACCTGGTGCCTTCATAAACACCTCCGGCCCACGGTGTTTGAGTAAATGCCTGAGCGCCGGCAGGCACAACAGTTACATCGGTTCCGGTTAATGGGCCGCCCATATTTACCGGTGATGTGATTGTAATAACCGCCCCGGTAGCTGTTGCAGTATAGCCTGCATTCCCAGTAATACAGCCAGCAATATTGGTTGCAAACTGTGCAGGCGTTGTCTCTATTGTTAAAGGATACCCTGTGCCGCCGATTATTGATGTACCATTAACACGGATATCAAAGTAATCAGGGTCAACTCCGCCAGTATAAGCTGTGTGGGTTGCTGTAATTCCGCCAGTAACTGTTGGAATGCCATCGTCCCCATTAAAGTTGTCACCTACATTTTTGGTGAGGGTTATGGTTATAACTGCACCGGCAGCAACAGCACTGTTTCCGCCTCCTCCTGCTGTTGTGATAGCAGCAGCTACCTTTGTGGCAAGTTGTGCAGCGGTTGTCTCTGTGCCCGTTTTAGCAACAGGGCCGCCGGAAATAGATGGGCCACCCAGCGTTTCAGGTATATCAATTGTATCCCCGTTGGCACCGATAGCCGTGATAGTAACAGTTCTTGTTGGTGCTACACCGTTTTGGCCAAGTGCTGTAACGGTAACAGTACCGGTGGCAGCTGCTTCAGTAATAGGCGTTGCAGCGGCCTTTGAATAAATAGTGATATCCTTCAGTGATTTAAACAGCACAGGCGGAGCGGCTGATAACTGAATAACAGCAGGCACATCGAAGGTCTCATAAGCGTTTTCAGCCTGTAAGGTTAACATCGTTTCGCCGCTTGTTTTATCATACCCTTTACCGTCCAAACCGTTCAAAAAGTACTTACCGGCCCTGCCTACGACGTTACCTTCTGTATCAAATGCAGCCAAAAGCTGGTTTTTATCATCCACAAAGGCGTAACGTGTCCGCCTGTTGTTCCCCTTACGCAATTGAGTCGATAAATACATGGTCGTATTTATTTTAAACTCAAATGCAGGCAGGCCCTCACGAGTTACCTCGCTGAAGCCGTCAGCCAGCTTTACCTCGGTGTTTGCTTCCTTCTTATCCTGCGGGTCACGGATAAGCGGGAAAACTACCAATTTGTTACTGTTTAACTTGCTCAATTTACTGTGAGCGATCAGTTTGGCTTCGCAAAATGCGTCACCCTGCATCAAGTCGGCAACGGATAATTTTCCTTCCCACTTGAGCAAAAATTTTATGACACCTGGCGTTGGGTCGCAATCGAATGTGCCTCCGTTGTAACCGGCGCCGATGCAGGCGTTTCTTAAACTCATTGTATAAGATTTTAATTGTTATACCCGTTTATTCGGGCAAATATTGTTTTGTAAAGTAAGGTACACGTCCAGTTCAACAGCGTCAAGATAATCGCCAAAGGCGTTTTTTGCATTATCCGCACTGCCGTAAAAAAAGCATTCTGTTTTTTCAGGTTTCATTTGGTAGTATATGTCCGGCTGGCCGAACGCAATACTTTTTGAAAGCTGATTGATAAACTCATTTACTATTGGCCGAAGTACCGGTTTAAATACCATTTCCTCCCTTTGGTCGCTTGTATAATTCTTATCGGTAAGGTTAAAAAATAATAGCTTCACCTTTACCGATGAATTGTGCCCATAATCACCTTGCTCCAATGTCTCCTTAAAATCCCTCAATAAAACTATGAGGGGAAATATGTGCCCTTTTTTGGCTGCATTCTTTACCGCCAGGGCCAGCTGTTTGTTTATCTCGAGCAAATTACCTTGCCTGAAATACAGCTGCTTTTTCATACCAAAATTTACCTGCTTATCAGCAATAATGGCCGCCAATGTGCTGTCCTTAACTGTTGCAAGTGCATCTGATATAGAAGGTGAAGGAATCAAAAGTGAGGGTTTATTTTGGTAATGAATTTTCGCATCTCTTTACGGCCTGATTGCATTTGCCATTCCGGATAAACATTATAAAAAGTTATCAGCAGGTCCCTTAATACCAGGTTTTTCTCTACCATATCATTCCATGCCTTCGCCATTTTGTATTTAGGCGATACATCTACACCGTGCTCCTGTTTATTGCGTTTTTCCCCGGTTGATTGTGTTTGGCTTACATTGTCCTTTACCCAATAGAAATAAACATAATCAGCAATTGGGCTCTCGGCTACCGGTACAACAGGCACAGCGGAAACATCAAGTGGGTTCGATAGCAGGCTTATAAAGTACTTATCATTTTGTGAAAAGTTACTGTTCAACCATTTAAAGCCGCCGGCATCCAATATTTCAATGTCAGCGGTATCCACGTTGCTGTTGTCGGCCTTCAAAGCTTCAAGAGGGCCAAACGCCCGTTGTGTTACTTTGTAGGTTTTCCCCTGTAAATCCGTGTTATTGTAAGTATCTGAACCATGTGCAGGTGCACCGGTTGTGATACCTACTGTAAACGTTAAATCCGCCTGCTCAGGCAAACCAACAGAAAGAACCGGTGAAGCTTCTGTTAAGGAAACAAGGCCATTCCATCTTTTAAGGTACCCGTCAAGCCCGATGAATTCTGTGCCGAATAAAATATCGGTGTACCTGGCCGCCGGCGAAGGGTTTATCAATGCTTCCCTGAACTTTTTAGAAAGCTCATACCCCAAAAACTCCTGCAAATACTTTCTTTCGTACTTTGATATAAATACTGCCAAAGCAGCATCTCCGTCAGCTGTGCCTAGGTTTGGTATATTGCGCTCGCCTGTGAAGTATGGGCTATCTATTAACATTTTAATCCGGTGTTTTTACTGAGGAATCTCTTTTGCCTTTACCTGGGTTGTGCCTGTTGCTCCGCCTGTCAATTTAATGCGGAAAAACAACCTTCGCCCGGAGTTTGATTGATATTGCCCCAGGTTATAAGTTGCAACAGCGCCAGGCAGTATGTTCCAGATGTGCTGTTTTGTGCCGCTAATCGCAAGGGTGTCACAGTTTACCCCGGTTTGGCCAGGTGTTTTAAAGTGATTGCTAAATGTTACGTTATCCAGCGAACTTTCAAGCACTGCCGTAATAGTGGTGGTACCTGTTTTGTTTGTTGCATCTAACTGGATAACATATTTGCCCGAATTCTGCTGTGCAAGGCTCGGGGTGGTTAAATACAGCGTCTCCGTATTATCTACCGTGTCAATGGTTTTATTATACGTGCTGCCTTTAAGGTCAATCTGGGCCTGTGTTATTTGCGCCAGGGCCATTAAGCCTGCAACGCAAACCAAAACGAATGCTTTTTTCATTTCGTGTTATTTTTTGAGGCGTTTGCCCCGGTTTAATAAATTGATAAGGGTTTTCACAGGGGGCGGAGCGGCACCGGGCCGGCGGTTATTTGCGAGTGTAGTTCTTTTCAGAACCCTTCACAATTTCACCTTTGCCAAGTTTTTGCTGCACAGCGGCCTCAACAACGTGCATCCTCACTGTTTTACCGTGCATTTTGTGCTTTGGTTTAACAGGTGCTTCGCCGTCCTTTGCTTTCGGCAATTCGGCATATTTAAAATCGCAATACTCATCATTTCTGAAAGTAGTAACGATATCGCCGTCTTTAATGCCTTTTTGCCCTTGTGCTTCCCATGATTTACCGCCTGGTACATCAAGTTCACCAAGCTTTGTCATAATCTTTGCCATATACTAAAAAATTGAAAGTTTAAAAATGTTTGTGTGTTTTGTTGGTTGTTTTAATGGGTACGGATTACCTTGTGCCTTATGGCTTTTCGATGGCTGCTTTTACTTCTTCGAAGTCTGCATACACCAAACCAGCCTTCCTTGCATCACTCATAAAGCTGTAAAAGAACTGCTCCACGACTAAGCTGTACTGGTTTTTATCGAAGTCATCATTGCTGTAACCGATACGGATAATTAAGTCGCCTCTCAGCAAAACTTTATATACAGAACCGTCAGCCATAAAGAACTTACCAAAATTAACGTCAGGGTTTTTAGCAATGTTTAACCCGGCAGCGTTAATTTCTTTCATTAAGGCCTCAGGGTTAATAAATTGCCCGTCTGTACCTTTTTGTGAAGCGTTAACGATACCCTGGTTGTTATTAAGAACCAAAACGTTTGGAGTGTAATAAGCGTTACCAAGCTGGCCTGCAACAGCGCCGATGGCTGCATAGTTATCAGCATTGTCAATCTCACCTGCCAGGGCCGGGTTGTTGTATGCTGTTGCATTTGCAATCATGTCGGATAAGATAAGAGCGTTCATTTCGTTTTTACAATCTGTGCTCATCAAATCCCTGATTGTGCTTACCAAACGGGGAAAATCCATATTGAATTCTTCCGTTATTTTAGCACGTCCAGTCGCTTTCTTGTAGTCTGCCGATTTCCTGTTGAAAGTGTACATCACCAGCGGTTTAATTGCGCCCTCTGCCGTTACAGCGAAATCGCCCTGCTTCTGCACCTCATCGAACCAGGTAATAACACTTGAAGTGGTATTGCCTACGCTAACGAAATCAAGAATCCAAGGGGTATTCCTCTTGATAGTCATGATTTCATCGCTTTCTGAGCCGATACGGAGTAAAGCAGAATCTGATAAATCAGAAGTAATTGAAGCGTTGGCCCCGGTAGTTGTGGTGTTATGTACATCGGCGGCCTTTGCTACCATTTTGTACTTACCATTTTTACCTACTTTGTAACCCAACTGAATTTCAACGTGCCCGGTGCCTGCTTTATACACCTGTTGAATCTGTGTTTTAACACTCTCCAGCACCTTAACAACGCTGTCGCCGTCATCGGTTTCGGTGTTAAGTTTGTTTTGAATCTCCGTAATTATACCACCCTGTTTTTCAAGGATGTCACGGAGAGCCTTTTCGTTTGTAGAAATACTCTGATTTAAAACATCGATGTCCTTTTGCGTAATTGCGCCTGGGTTTGCACCAAATTTAGTTTCAAAGTCATTGATTTGTTTTTGCATAGGTTCAACAGCTGTTTTAATCAACTGTGCCGTTTCAGCCCCGACCTTGCTAACGAGGGCATCAAATTCCTGCTTTTCCATTTTGTTGATGGGTTTTTGTTTTAGTTAAAAAATTACACCAAGAACTTTGTGTTCTTGATAGCCTCAAGTATATCGAACTTTTGCGGCTGTTCGGAAGTGGTCGAGCCGGCTTCCTTACCAGTGCTGTCAAACTTGCATTCCTCTATACAGTAAGAAGGTGTAAGGCAATTGCTGCCGAATAATACTGCACTGCCTTCCTGTACTTTTGCCTCTAATACGGCCCAAAAAAAACCGGCATCCTCACAATCTTTTTTATTAATAACAACCGGAAAATATTTATCCCAGTTTTCCTTTTGCACCGGGTAATCATCATCGTTTATGCAGGTAACCATCTTTACGTACCTCATGCCGACGCTGTGCTGTTTAACATAGCGTTTTGCATACTGGTTAAACATATACTGGTTCCTTAACTTATCCAACTGGCCCTTAAACATTAAGGCTTCTGTCATCCCTACAAAGTCAAATCCGAGGTCTTTCCATGCCATCTTTGCAACCCGGCCCCGGAGCCCTTCGCCTATAACATCCTCAAAACCTTGTTTGTGCCTGTTAAGCAGGTAAAACCCCTCTTTGTTTTCCTTGAGGTTTTTATTCCAAAGTCCATCTATATGCACATCATAATGGCTGTCAAAAAAGTTTGTAGTATTAATTACAAGGTCAACAGCAATTTTTGTGGCATCTACACTGATTGTTGGTGCCATATTTATTTCCTTTGAAACAAGGGCACCATTTTCATCAATAAACACCTTTGGCGTAAAAATGCCAAACGCCTCCTTTACCTGGCTTTTTTTAGCGTGAAATATTAATCCCTCATGTTTAACAAGGAAGTCAAATAAATCTTTGCCGGCTAAATCCTTTGGTATTACTGCTGGTTTCATTTTTTTACGGTTGTGTGGTTGATTTGCTTGTCCTGCTTTACCTTGTCCATGTTGGCCAGTTGTGCTTTCTGGCCTTCATTTAGCTTTGCCAGTTGCTCCTGTTTTGGTGCCGGCGGCGTTTGTTCCTGTGCCATAGAAAAATCTGTTTTATAGTTACCGTATAAACCCATACTATTTTGCCTTTGCCCCGGTACTGCCGGCATCCGCTGCCTGGGTATCCTGAGCAATATTGATGCTGGCCCCTGCCTTGCCGAAGGCTATACCCTCAGCCGCTAACTCGTAATATCTTAAAGAACCGATGGAGCGCCCGTCCTTTGCCTTTAATTCACCAGGTACCGGCAGCTCATCGTTTAACTCACACCAGCGGTCAAGGGTAAGCATATTGTTATAAAACTCAACCTGTAAGGCGTTGTTCCGCTGTACCCTTGTTTGGGCCTGTTTAAGCCTGTCCTCTTGCAGCGCCGGAACATGAGAATAATCCTTCAATATTATGCAGCTGTTTTCGCTTGCATGGAAGGCCTCACTCAATTGCTCGTATATCATACAGGCAAACGGCATTACAAAATCCTGATACAGCTGCTTTTTAAATGCCTCAACCTCGGTGCCGTTTAAACTACTGCTTTGGTTATTGGCCAGCAGCTTATAAGGGTAAACAAGTGCATCACATAAAACCATTGTATCGTCCTCGGCCCATTCGGTGAGCATTAAATCCCGGTAAGGGACGCCCATTTGCTGCCATTTTAAAGCAGTGTTGGAAATAATAAATTTGCTTTGGCCGCTCCGGAGCCCGTATTGCATAAGGCCCAACTCAACATCCTCTTTTTCTTCCGGGTCCATTGTGATTTCCCCTTGAGGGTCTATCTCAGGCGTTAAAATACCCAGGGCTCCTCGGTAGTTTATTAATGTGCCTTTACTGTTGTAAATGCCGATAAGGTTGTTGATATTTTGCTGCAAAGGCTTAATTGGTGAGCCTGGCAGCGGTGAACTTTTAAAGCCAGGTGTTATGTCCCGGAGTATGATAAGGTCTTCAATATTTGAAAAGGTTGTTTTTTCCTCCCCGTATTTTACGGTGATGCTTTCAAACCAACCTTTTTTCATATTAAAAGGCGTTTTTTTACTCTCCTTTATGCTGCACATATAAGGCGGCACAATCCAAAGGGAAGTGGCATCTTCTACCGGGAATCCGGCAGGTTTGATGGGAATAATAACGCAAAAACCGAACAAACGCACGTAAATGGTATATTGTGCCTCAAACTGCTTCCAATTAGCAAGTGGGTTTGGCCTTTTGAGCAACTTCCTTACCTTTTGCGCCCAGGCATTGTTTGCCTCTGTGCCCTTGCCTTTGCCTGCAACGGTCATGATTTTGGTCTCACCGTTAACAAACGCATAAGACTGTTTATTAATTATACTGTAAACTGGAGGACAACTTTCATAAGCTGTTATGATATCATCGAGGCCGCTATAACTGAAATATATGTCACTTGTTCCGCCGCCTCCCTGGTTAAATAGCCATCCAGATGAGCCAAAAGCGGTGTTCCTGCTGTAACTTGCTGAAGATAAAGGGGTTGTGGTGATATTTGGGCCGAGGCCTAAAAATGTTTTAACAGCGGATTTAAACTTGTTTGGTAAATTGCTTTTTGCCATTTTACAGGGGATAAACCATTTTAATGGTAAACCAAAAGTAAAAAGACCCCTGTTATTAATGGAGAAACTTATACACTATTAGATATTTATGCGTTCGGCAGTGCTTTTATCTCATCAATGTACTTTGATATTCCTTCGCTTCCGTGCTTTATAAAGCGCCTCCTCATACAACGATAATGATTCTTTGCTAACTGCACCGGCATTTGAACAACGTACTTCCCGTCCTTAAACGTAGAGGCTCCAACCCAACCTATTTCCTCCAACTCCTCTTTGGTGTAAATGTGCACCTCATGTGTCTGCACCATGACCAACGGCAGGCGTTTGGCCAAAAACAATATTTGCTCATGGGTTTGTTTATCAATATGGAAGCCGGCAGGTTTAACCGCCTTTTTTTTAGTCGTTGCCATTGTGTTTGCTTTTAAGATAATTTATTTGAGCTTGTTGGCCGATTGCAATGTAGTAAAATTTATCGAGCAGCGTTTTAAATAGCCTGGCAAATATATTGTCCTTTGTGATAAAAGGTGCAGGTTTTGCAACTGTAACAGTAAAACCATCAACATATATCAAACCTGCATAGGCAGGAACCTCGTGTGGCTGAACCATACCTATCGGCACTGCATAAAAGAACCGGTTTGGTAAATTAACCTTTTGCAGGTCTTTTATCTTGAACGATGTGCAGGCTGCCCGGTTAATCTCCCAATCCCAACGCAGGCTTACCTCATTTTCCCGGCGCTGCCAGTAACCGAACGAATCCTCCTCATGTGTAAAGCCCACATCCGGAGTATTAACCCGGCGGAAGTGTCTTATATCAAGCGATGCAACCCGTACTTTTTGCAGTACATCGCCCTGGTTATAATTGCGGCTGTCCTTTTTAACGATAAACTTTTTGCCGGCTGCAATTGCCTTAAATAACCCATGCTTCTCCTTTATAAAATCGGCCTTGAAATCGCCCCTGCTTATTTTAACCTCTATTTCATAGATGTACCCACTATCGGTAACAGAAAAGAAATCAGACTCCCATGCAAATACAAAGCTGTTTGTAAGGACGTAACGATGATTGTCGTAATACCGGCGGAGCTGCTCCTGTATTGTTTTTTCTGTTACCTGCATAAATTATAAAGCATGGAATCTATGTTCAAGTAAATCGATTTTGGTATTTACCTCACAAATCTGGCTTTCAATAGCTGTTTTTATTACACCTTCTGAAAGAGTGACGGACCTGCCTGAAAACGATAAACGCCCGGCCCTAAATGCATCATATTGCTCGTCTATCTTTGCAACAGGTGTTTCGAGTAGCTTATTCAATGCTTCCTTTTCTTCATACAGCCTTGTGAGTTGTGCATCAACCTCAACAGCTGTTTTAAATCTTTCCATTTGCATAAAAGTATGTTTTTAGTGTTTAACCCTACAATGAGCCTTTTTATCGAGCGTGCCTGTACCTGTATTGTCGTAAAACTGCATACTGTCCCAATCGGCCTTGCTCATACAACCAACGGCAGTGTACCCGGCCTGGCTTTCGTTTATGCTGCTTAGGTCGCATTCGTAGCAGCTTACAGCGGCTTCCTTTTTACAGGATGTAAATAATAGAGCTGAGCCTATTATTAACGTAAATAGATATTTCATAATAAAACTTGTTTACTCTGTTTTGTGCAGGCGGTTTAATTCCTTGCCTTAAAATGTGCCTCAATTGCCTTGCATATTGTTTCTATCCGGAACACCTGGTCTTCGGTTGTAAATACCTTTATGGTCGTTGTGTCTTTGGTAAACGGTGTAAACGTTAGCTCGGTAAAGCCACGGGCCGTTAAATCCGTTTTGAACTTGTGAACCTTGTAATTGTCGCAAACAATGCCGACCGTTTTTTTATTTGCCATAAAAAAGTGTTTTAATCTGTTTCATCATCATCCGCCGGCTGGTCATCTTCCTCCTCCGTTTGCGGTTTAATTAGCTTATGTCGGATTGCATAGGTATAAGCGCCATATCTTGCTGCACTCGGGCCGTGGCTAAACTGATGCTCCGGTTTATTGCCGACTGTGCCGTCCTTTAAGGTTTCAAACATATGAGCCCTCAATTCTTCCTTTAAGTTAACGCTCCGTTCAGTATATGCACAACGTTTGCTCCGAACGTACAATATGCCGGCCTCAACGCTGCCTGGGCCTTTAACTGCATTTATGGCCACAATACGTAGCCGGCGCAATTCTCGGCGGAGGGAATCCTTATGGTCTTGATATGCAGGCTGGCCAAACTTATACCCGTTCTCCTTCATATTACGGGCCATGTCAACAGCAGGCATCCCGGCGATGTAATTACCAGGGATTTCATCAAATACAAAGTCATAGTCCGGCAAATCAATGCCTATTTTGAGTATCACCGTTGGGTCGTTAGTAAAGCCCAAGTCAATACCCCAACAAACCTTGCGAGCATTGTCGAGATAATCGTTTGGCACAACGCCCCAGTTGGGGTAAACAAGGCCGCTCAACGATGCAGTCAGGCCCCTTGCATATGCCTTCCACATTTCGGGGTCTGCAATGTTTTCCACCTCCTCATGCTTTTCATCGGTAAGGAAGTCGTTGTGTGTATGCCAACTCCGTATTACCTTGACAGACGGAAACTCTTTTATTAAAATGCCTTTTTTGTTTGCCTTTGCCTGGCACTCAATTATCTTATCGTGTACCCAAAAGCGGCCTACCGGGTTATAATCCATGAAAACCTTCATGTTGGTTCTCTTAATAAGCAGGTAAGCAATATTCCAGGCAATACGCCTGCACTCGTTTATATACAGGATGTCACGTTTTGCGCCCTCTGCCTGCTCGGAGTTTTCATAAGACTTGAAAGATATTACTGTGCCGTTGCGAAACTTATATTCCCTCTCCGTTTTGTTAAAAACCCCGAGCAAGTAAAATTGAACAACCGGGTTGTTTTTTACAATACGCTCGGCGATAATCATACTATCCTCCTTCAGCTTTGTGATAGTACTTGCAACAACGTGGATTTTAAGGTTGGGATAAATGCAGGCGTAAGTAAAGAGCACCCTCATTATGGCTTCTGACTTACCGCTGTACATACCGCCCTGGTTAACAACCAACTTTTCCGGCGCTGTAAGGTTTGCCCAGTATAGCGGCATCCTTTCCGATTCGGGGAACAGCTGCACCCGGTCTTCCAGGTAAACATCATCTCTTACTTCTTCAACCATCTTGTCAAAAATAACAGCAGGGTTAATAAATACAAAGCCCCGGCCAGCGTTTGCAAGTATCCGGGGATATGTAATTGTGAAAAGAACAGCAGCGGCACCGAGGCAAGGGTAAACCATGCAAGGCGATAAGCATACTGGAAAACTGTTTGCGGTTCCCTTACAGCCTTGAGGCGGTACGATATAAATATCATTGCAATATCCTTTGCCAGCATAAGCATAAAGAAAAAAAGCAGTACCTCAAAGAGGCCAATTGGTTTGCCAAATACCATAGTTTTAATCCTCCTTTTTGTCGGTGCCCTCTGTATTGGAAGGCAAGTTGAATTGAAGGCCAAGCGGCACCCCAACATAAATTTGCGGTAAATCTTCCCCGGCGGCGTTTGTTTGTGCAATTGCCTGCACCGGGCGGCCAAGGCCCTGGTCTGTTACGGAGTTGAAAGCATAGGTATCGTTCAAAGCCTTTACCATTTGCGCCTGGGTCATTACAACCCCTGCCGGCAGCTTTTTAACCTTTGCCCCATACTTTGCGATTAAAGCCTTGCCATCATCTGAGGCCCAATCCATTTGTAAAGGCTCTTGCAGCATTTTTCGGATAATATCCCGGTTGAATTTGGCCCTTTTTTGCCCTGTTGCCTTCGCTTCCGGTGTTGGCTGATTTGCCGCTGTAAATTGCTTATCGAGAGGAGGTTTTCCTGGGCCTACCTTGTACCCGTCGGAGTCACGTTGTTCTCCCGTTGTTTGGTTATTTTCACCTTCCATAAAAACGGTAATTTTTAGCAAGGTAATTATTTTTTACATTCCCTTACTATTTTGTTTTTTACCCTTGTTTTTAGTTTGATTTGTTTTATCTTATCCCCCTGCATTTAATAGCGGTCATTTAAGACACTTCAATTTTATCAAAGGTTATTCTTTTGACAACCTCTTCTTTAACAGTTTCTTTTATAGTTGACTTGATGTAATCAACCGCTTTACCTTGACCACTTCCCCACATTGGATTTGAATATTCTTTTTGTCCAGTAATAATCTCGCCAATTTTTCTGACAATTAAGCCTTCCATCCATTTACTATCCAGTTTGTCGGAAATCATTTTATCAATAGATTTTTCAAGGTACTGCTCTGCAAATTCTTTAATTAGTTCTTTATTAATACCTGCTTCATTATGAATAAAGTTTTTAATTGCCTTGTATTCTTTTTTAGTTGACATATTTTTTAGTTTAAAGTTTACTTGTTTTGATCCCCCTGCATTGGAGGGGAGAGGCTAAAATGGTGGGTCGTAGAAATTAAGGCTATTTTCAAACTGCTTTAATGCCTTTATACTATTAGCGACAAAATTTAACATTGCGCCAGATGGGAATAAAACTGCAAACGTCCATGTATTATAAAATCCATGTACTACCAATTTAATATCAGTATCTTCTGGATCGTCATTAATGGGATTGCGATTCGGGATTTGTTTTTCCATTAGAAAGATTGCCGGAGTTTCTTTTGTTTCAACCCATCCGTCTGCAATCATTTGTTCTTTTGTGATTTTTGCATACTTTTCTTTTGCCATGGTATTTTTTTATTTTAACCATTCTCCCGTATTCGGGAATATGGTAGTGAGTGATTTATTTTATAAGCATTTGCCAGTACCCTAATAATGCAGGTGTGACAAATGCCGAATAATAAATTGAGGGGAATTATTTTGTAGGAACGAATACGATGCTAAGATTGCATTTTAAAGCCTCTGCAATTTTCCTTAATGTGGCAGTGGAGCAATCCTTTCCATTTTCAATATCGGCAATTGTAGCCTGTCTTACGCCTGTTAGTGCAGAAAGCTGCACCTGTGTAAGGTGCAGCGATTTTCTAATTTCTTTTAAGTTGCTCATATTAAATGTTATTAAAGATTTCAGATTGCTCACCATCCATTACATCCTCAATAAATACTCTGCCTACAAAATTGGCAGGTATTTGATTTTTTACAGCAGCTTTGGCAGCATCGTATGTTTCATACATTGTTGCATTATCCTGGTCTGCATACTCAAAGCCAAAACTTTCTCTGTAGTAAAATTTGCCGCCGTTTTGTAGATGTGTTGTTGATGCAAATGCTAAATAATTGTTGTCCATTTTAGTAAATTTATTTTGTTATTAAATACCCCATTTATTACGGGTGTTTGTGCGTATTGTTTTCATTGTGTCGTTAATATCGCTTGATTTTGTCAAGTTTTCAAAACCAGTTTCTTGCCTTCTGTAATTATCAATGTAATCATCAATATCTTCACCAGCTTTAAAATCGTAATTAACGCAATATTCAACCAGCCCTTCCATTGATGTTTTCAAAGATTGTTTAGGGAACAATTTTATTAAACGAGCAATAATATTTTCTCTGTCTTTTTTTAACTCGTTTGTGATTTCTAAAGTTGTCATATCTTTTTGCTTTTGTTACACAAATATACGCTAAACCGTATTAAATCACCAAATAAATTATACCAATTATCGTATAAAGTTATCCACATTTCCCCTCAATTTCAAAGAACTATTTGAAGCCTATAATTGCCTTCATACAACATAGGCATTTGCAAAATGGTGGCTCCTGTATGGGAATATGGTAGTAAGTGATTGAATTTTGTACTGTTAGCTAATGATTGTTAATAGTTTTTTGTACAAGAAGATGCGGCAATGCAGATGTTAGCTACAATGCCGCTGCGGGCGCAAAGCCAAGCATTGGTAAAATTGGTTCATCATAAAATCAGTCATTTAAAAAATTGATCGGTCAGTGGTTTATAGCCAGGCTTTTTTCTACACAGCATAAATCTTGTGAGGTCATAAAAAATTGCTGGTTCATTTTGAGTAAAAGTATTTTCTGGCACTCGTAGCTAACATTGTATTGGCAAAAGTTTGGCTGGACGGAAGTACAATGAGCAGCACTAAAAAGCCAAGCTGTGGTTCGGGCAGGACAAGCAACTTTCAACATCAAATCTTAACTTCAACAAACAATTTCAATCAGCAGCGGTACCGGCGGACGGAATTCTAATCCCACACCTGCGGCAAGCCCTGATCGTTAGCTGCCATTTGCGACAAACTCAATACTTTCAAAATATTCTTCAGTTAAAATACCTTCTCTTGTTGGGTGTGGGTCGTGTACAAGTTTTCCATTTTGATAAATACAAATGTGTTGCACATCTCTTGGGCTTTTTCCAGAGACCAAATAATATTTGTCTTTCAACAGTTCTTTAAATTCAATTTTACTTTCATCACCGTGAAAACATTTAAACCTATCATCGGCACTTATTTCGTAGCCTAAATGACCAAGCCACTTCCAAAGGACTTCATAATAGTAAGTATCGCTAATGGCATAAAGAGTTTCCAAATTAGGAACTTCCGTTATCGGTACTTCAAGCAAAGAAGCTATGCAAGCTGCAAGACAATTGCCTCTTACAACCATATCGCCTTTTGAATTTTTGACAACCATTTTTGTTTGAGTAATTGGTATCATTTTTTGTTGTCGTTTTTTGTCGTTGGACAAAAAACGGCAGCTAACATTGGGTTTTATGCAAGTTGGGCTTGACGGAAGTACAATCAACTTTTGTACAAATCCAAGTATCAGCTCCAGCTTGACAAACACTATTTAGCTTTCGTTTTTAATCTCAACATTTGATTAATAATTTTACTTTTGTTCCCAGCAGACGAACATCTAATGCCCAACCTGCATAAAGCCCTGTTCGTTAGCAGCAATGCCTACCTGTTCGCTAATTCAAGCAGTAAATCCGCATGACACTTTTCATCAAGCCGACACCAACAACTAAGGTTCTTCCCTTTCAGGCTTATGATAGCATCGTCTATTTGTGCCATTGATTGATAAAATTCAGTCATTGAGCCTTCTTTGTGTGTGTATGGCAATAGCCAAAAGTTGTAACAATTAATTGCATCAATGGCGGCTGCATCCCTTGTATCATACACAGCATGGCAATGTTTAATCAGCAATTCATTGCACCTATCGCTGCCATCGGTCTTCACAGCCCATTTGCCATCTGAATATTTAACCAGCCTAAAAGGATTGCCCCAGCGAGTGCCACGACCTACATAGGCAATAGGTAATCCATTTGGTGAAACTTGCTTATGTTGTCGGCTTCGTTGTATTCGCACCGGCACTTCTGCTAACATGGTATTGGCAATATTGCCCTGACGTTCTTCGTTCATCTTTTATCTACATTTTAAACATTAGTAATTCTATTTAGCTTCGGTAAAGGGCAACATCGCCAATACCCAAAACGTTGTAGGCAATTTGACGACTACCAGTCATCATCATTAAAATCAAACTG